CTGCTCGTTCCAGTCGATCCGCAGGTTCCGCAGCTCCTCGCAGATGCCGTCGTACACAGAGCGAGCGCGGTTCAGGGTCTTCTTGGCATCCGCCGCATCGGCTTCCAGGCGGCGACGCTTCTCCTCATACTCCTCGGAAGTCATTGCTCTCTCCTCTTCTCTCTACCAGTCTTGGCTGGGCTTGTTGGCGGCGCGCTTGAACACCTCGACGAGGTCTTCGGGGATGAGGTAGCCGACGACCTTGCCGAAGCCAGGGCCTTGAGCCTGGACCGGCGATTGAAGGGTGTCCGGCCACCAGCCTTCGCGTGCCCCACGGTCGACCGCCCGCTTGATGGCTGCGCTGTGGCCGCGAAGGCTGGTGCCCTCTCCGCTGCGCAGGTCGTCGGCGGAGACGTATCCGCCGCGGTTGGCGGCTTCCTTGATGATTCGACGCGCGTTGGTGGGCAGGGCCAAGTAGAGGCGCTCGGCTCGTTCCTTGGTCCAGGCGGTGTCGGTTTCGATGTCGGCAGCGTGGTCGGCGAGCAGGGCCAGGAGTTTCTTCTGGAAGTCCTCGGTGGGCTGCTCGACGGTGATCTTGATCTTCACCAGTCCTCGTTTCTACAGACGTGAATTGATGTCTGTCTAATGACAGTAGCGCGGCACGACTCATTCGTCCACCGTTAGCTCACGTTAGTTTCGGCCCGCACGACCAAAGGGGCCGACCGCACTAGACTCGAACGCATGTACGACCTGCCGCCCGACCTCGACCGCCTCCGAACCCTCGAAACATGGCTCACCCTGACGCTCGGCCGAGTCCGGCAGCAGATCAAAGACGTCGAGCGGAACAACCAGCCGCAGCAGCCGACACCCACCCCACCCCGCCGACCACGCACCCCCGACTGGGGCCTCCTCTACCTCGGTGGCACCCCCGAAATCCACCGCGGCGACTGCTGGGCCACCGGACGCACCCTCCAACCCATCACCACCGAACGGGCCCGCTCCGAGCTGGCCGACGGGGCCAGGGCGTGCGACATCTGCCGCCCAGACAGGCCACTCGGCATGCCCCAACCCGGATCCTGACGCAGCCTGACCTCGTGGAATACCCCGTCCGACCCGCCCTCGCCCAAGCCGTTCCCGTTATCCCTAGCGGGCCGGACTGGTGGTACGAGCCGAAGTTCGACGGGCACCGGACGATCCTCCGGCGCACCGAGGACACAGTGACCCTCTACGCCCGGTCAGGGCGGGTCGTCACCAACCACTGGATGGACCTCGCCGTCGCCGCCATGCAGCTGCCAGCCGGGACGACGCTCGACGGGGAAGCCGTCATCTGGCGGGGTGGGCGCGTCGACTTCGGGGCCGCCCAATCCCGGGCCGCGTCCTCCATCACCCGGGCACGGGCACTCGCCACACAGCACCCCGCGTCCTACGCCGTCTGGGACGTGCTGGAGCACCCCGACCGCGGGCAGACCACCGGACTCCCCTACACGGAGAGGCGCGCACTGCTCCTCGACCTGCTCCACGACATCCCACCCCCCATCCAAGCCGTACCCGCCACCGACGACCATGCGGTGGCCGTCGCCTGGTACGAGGGGCTCCAGGGGCAAGGCATCGAGGGGATCGTCTGCAAGAAGGGGACGGCCAGCTACCCGCTCGGCCGCCGCGGGTGGACCAAAGTCCGGCACGCCGACACTGAGGACGCGCTCGTCGTCGGCTACCTCGGACCCCGGCGCCGGCCCCACCGGCTCGCACTCGCCATCGGCGACGAAGGTGGACCCATCCGGCTGTCTGCCCGGCTGGACCCTGTACTCGCCGGGCGGATCGCCGAGGCGCTCGCCGCGGCCGAGGTTGTCGGGGAACGGCGGGCCGAAGGGGAGACGTACACCCGGGTCGACGGATACCTGACCGCAGCCCTCGGCCAGCACGGCCAGGGCGTCCGCCTCCGCCTCGTCGACAGACAGCCCCCAGCGGAGCTTCGTCGACACCCAGTCCGTGGCGTAGGTGCATCGTGCGTCCGCAAGCGGCGGAAGCCACGTGCTCGGGTCCTGGTCGGACTTGCTGCGGTTGGTCTTCGCGGTCACCGCCACGAGCGACCGCTCGGAGTTCAAGTCATTCGCGTAGGCCTCACGGCGGGCCGCCGTCCAGCCAGAGGCTCCAGAATCCCAGGCCTCGGCGAGCGGGACCATGTGGTCGATGTCCAGCCCGCCCGGGGCAGTGAGGGTGACCCCGTCGTAGTACGAGTACCACTCACCCGCGGTCACCTTGCAGGCGCCTTCGACCGTCGGCTCCACCCGTGATTCGGCGATCAGGACTTCCATGCGGGTGTTGCAGGAGTCCTTGTCCTCGTCGACCCAGTGCTTGAAGCTGGTGCGCTGGTAGCCCTCGCGCGACTCGTCGGCGAGCGGAAGCTCCTGGATGGCGTCGGCCAAGGGGAGAGCGACCGCCGCCTGGGCGGGGGCGGCGGAGAAGAGGGGCAGGACAGCGAGAGCGGCGACGGCGAGGCCCCGCACAGTCTTAGTGATCATGCAGCCTTGGTACCGGGCGGCCGACCTCAACCAGCGCCGAACCGCACCCCCTTCACCCTGTCGAGTGGGAAGTCGTACCGGCCGTCAACACGGCCCTGTCAGACCCACCGGGAAGCCCCGCGCGTCCTCTGTCGCCTACGACAAGGGCAGCGCCAACAGCCGGAAGGCCGAGCTCGAAGAAGGCGGCAACACCGACGTGACCATCGTGCCGATCCGGCCCGGAGAACTCCCCCAGCCCTGAACCTGGGCAGCCGCTTGGCCTCCCGTGGGGAGCCGGGAGGAGCGGCAAGCCCCGCCCGGCTGGGGGTTCGACGGGCAGGGCCTGGGGGTGGAAACCTCGCCCTGGAAGGAGGGGTCTCACAAGGGCAACGATGCACCCGAACCGGCCACAGCGGTAGAGGTGTGACCGGAAACGGTTGATCAGGGTTCGGTGGGATCGTCACCGTCCTGGCCCTGCACCCGCAGCATGCTTAGCGCGGCGGATCGCCGACCGTCGTCAGTACGCTTGCCAGCTCGCCTCAAGCCGACTTTGCGATACTTTTCCACCTGCTCCGTCGACGACCAGTCACCCGTGATCTCTTTGATCTCGGCAGCAGAGTAGCCCGCCGCCCCGAGATCCGTCGGCACGCCAGCTCGCAAGCCGTGTGCGGTGATGTCGGCTGCGACGTCCACCTCGGCGCGCTCCGCGATGCTTTTGACGAGGTTGTTCACCGCCTGTCGGGTCACGCCCCAACCTTGCGGACTGACGCTGCCGAGGTTGCCCCAGCGGTCCACCGCGCGCAGCAACGGTAGACCGCGGCCGGTCTGACCGCTCTCTGCGAGATAGACGAGCCAGTCCTTCACCGCTGCGAGGCAGGCCGGGTCGTCGATCTCGTACTCCCGCCCGGCATCGGTCTTGTCGTTCTTGCTCACGCGCTTCGTGGCGACCAAGAGCTCGGAGCTGACGAACTCAAGGTCGCTCACCCGCAGCTGAGACAGCTCGGAGGCGCGCGCCCTCATGTAGTAGCCCAGCAGTAGAAGTACACGATCGCGCTTGCCGGTAGGAGTCTCCGCAGGGCAGGCGGCAAGCATGAGGCGAAGCCTCTGGAGGTCGACCGGAGCCGACGAGTTCTGCCCACGGCCAGCCTTCTGCCAGGCGTGTCGATGGTCCTGGTAGATCTTGAGCGCCGCAGCCTGATCAGGATGTTGCTCGTAGCCAGCGCGGGCGTTCATGTGGCGGATGGCCGCAACGCTGAGGCGCAATACGCCTGGCTGGAGGTCCCGCCTACGCAGAAAAGAGATGTACGAGGTGAGGTTCTCCTCGCTTGTGGGAGGCCCTGGCATGCGCCCCAAGGGTGCGCACCAGCGCGCGAAAGCCTTCCAACGGTCCTCGTAGGTCTGTCGCGTGTTCTCCCGGCCTGAGTTGGCGAGGTCCTCTGCGGCCTCAGGCGTGAGAGTCGCGTTGATGTCTACGGCAGCCGGCAAGGCTGATGCCTCAGCCGCCACTAGCTCAGCATCATGGACGGCTTCGAGTTCAGCGGTCACGCGAGGAACCCTTCTGCGGCCTGGCGGATGATTCCTCCGGGGTCGGCTGCATCCTCTCGGTCTTGCATGGTCGCGTAGAAGAACAGCCAGATGTCGTCAGAACCATAGGGCCAGCGGGCGACGATCCCTCCTTCAGTGAGGTGCAGGAAGGTTCGAGAGGCGTCGGTGTATCCGATTTCCAGGGGAGCGCTGTCGGCCCACGGGCACAGTGGTCGCTCCATCTCCTTGCCGTAGCCGTCGATCCAAGGCATGACTGCGTCCTGCGGCCAGGACAGCCGGGCGTCGCCGTCATGACTGTTGCCCTCGTACACCGTGGCGACGAACTCGACTGGCAAGCCCTCTGTGAGTCGCCTTTGATTGCCGACTCGGTCAGCGTCACGACCAGGCGAACTACCCACGGGCACGATCAGCTTGATGACCTTGCCTGTGGCGATCAGGTAGTGCACGCGCGAGTAGGCAGCTACTTGCCCGTCAGTCCAACCTCCGTAGGGCTGCCCGATCGCGTGGGTGTAGTCGATACCTGCCCGGTCTTCGATCATGTCGCGGTAGCTGGCGATCAGCTCTCGGCCGTCTTCGGTCCCGCGAAGCTTTCTGGCGTAGTTCTCTGCGACTTGAGCGTGGATGGCTCGGGCCATGAACACCTCCGATGTGGTTCAAGTCTGACTACGCAAAGGGTACCAATCTCACGTTCCATAAGTGGAGTTATGGAATGTGATGCTTGAGATCGATACCGGGCTACCCTCCGCCCATGACTACTCGCCGCCCTTTCCACCCTGGAGACGGACGCCTCCGCTACGTCGGTCCCGCCACCGTCGTCTTTCAGGACGGAAGTGAAGCCCCCGTCACCGCCTCCCTCGTCTTGCGTTACGACCCGAGCCGTGACGACAACCGTGAGTCCGACCGGGACAGCACCTGGGCCGGCAGCGTCACGCTTGTCGATGAGGACTCAGACGTTGACCTCTCGGACGCGTTCCCCGGAGTGCTTCGGCTGCCCAGCGGGCGGGAGAGCGAGTTCATGGCCACTGGCGGTCGGCGCGAGAGCGGCTGCTCGGGCATCGGGCCAGCGCCCTTCGTCGACGCCTGAACGCGCACACAGCGCTGCGCCCCGCCCTCGGCTGAGAGCGGGGCGCAATCGTGCGGCGATAGCTATGCAGGTTCGTCCCCGACCGCCGCGAGGTCAGACAGCTTCCGGAGCAGCAGGTTGGTCTGCTGCTCCATGAGGCCGGCTCGCTCGCGGCTCAGGTCATCGAAGTGCCCGTGGGCGGCAGAGTTGCGGAGGCCACCGCACATGTCTGTGTCCTTGACGTCCTGAGCTGCGAAGAGGCCTGCCGACCGGAGAAGCTGGGTGTAGGAGTTGAGCGACGGGCGTTGCCTCTCAGGCAGAGAAAGGCCCCGAGCCTCGACTGTGGCTCGCAAAGCGGTTTCAAGAGCGGCCCCGCACAGGACTATCGCCGCAGCGGGGTGCGCCTTGTCGTCTTCATTCAACTGGCGCACTTGCTCCATCACATCCGTGCTGACGGCGCCTACCTTTTCCCTGGCCTTGGATCCAGCGACCTCGGTGATTCCCGCCTCGACTTGATCGGCCCAGCCTTTGAGCAACTCGCCGACGTAGTAGGCACCCGTGGCCACTGACTTGTTGCCCCCTTGCGAGTCCCAGGTCTGCTCGGCTCGCGTGAACCAGCTGCTATCGAACCCGGCGTACTCTCTCAGGAACTGAAGGGCCGCGACGACTCTTCCATGTATGAGGCCTTCGCCAGGGCCGTGCGCTTCCCAGAAGCCTCCCCCGTACTCAGCCGCTCTCCACGTAAGCTGTTCCTGTATCTCCTGCGCCTTCGACCTGGCGTAGCTGAGCAAGCGCTGCTGATCAGTCATGGGTTTTCCGCTCTTACGGTGGGCAACCTACGGCCAGACAGTAACGCGCCCCCGCACCCCTCCCCCACTGTTTGGTCACAACTCCATCACCACCGGAACATCCTGCTCCCTAACGCGTGAACGGCTCGCTACGGTCGGGCCTTCACGCACCGCACATAGGGGGACACATGTCGTACCAGCACCCTGCTTGGGGGCAGCAGCCGCTCACGCCCGAGCCGCCGAAGACTGGTGGCCCGAAGTGGGCGAAGAAGCGGGTGGTGATCCCCGCCGGGTTCGGCCTATTCGTCGTTGGCGTCATGTTCGGCGCAGCTGGCAGCGGTGGTACCGAGAACGCGGCGAGCAGCAAGCCGGCCCCGACGGTAACGAAGACCGTGACCGCCCAGCCGGTAGAGCCAGCCGAGGACAAGGCCGACGACAAGCCGGCGAAGGCTGAGAAGGCTGAGGCGCCGAAGAAGGACGCCGACGGCGGGGAGAAGGTCCCGGACTTCGTCGGCATGGGTCTCCAGTTCGCGCAGGACGCCGCCCAGGAGAAGGGCTTCTACTCGCTGAAGTCCCACGACAGCACCGGCCGGGACCGCATGCAGGCCTTCGATCGAAATTGGAAGGTGTGCTCCCAGAACATCAAGACCGGCAAGACGGCACCTACGGACAACACCCTGGACTTCGGTGCAGTGAAGCTGGAAGAGGAGTGCCCTGCCAGCGACAAGAGGGCCCCCGAGGCTGTGGGCGGGAAGATGCCTGATCTGGTCGGGGAGTCCGTGAACGCAGCACGAGGTGCCCTGGCCTCCGGCACGTCGATCACGGTGACTGACGCGGCCGACGACCGGATGGTGCTGATGGAGTCCAACTGGAAGGTGTGCACGCAGAAGCCGGCCGCCGGTGCCGCGCTGACCGGTCAGCCTGTCGAGTTCACCGCGGTCAAGTTCGAGGAGAGCTGCTGATGCGCCCCCTTCTCGCCGCGGCGGCGCTTCTGCTCGCCTGCACGATCACCGCCTGCGGCAGTACCAGTCAGTCGGCCGCACCGAAGTCGACGGTCAAGGCTTCGGCGCCGGAGCATGAGGTGGACTGCTCGGACACATCACTGAGCCAGGCGGACTGGATGGAGCACTGCCCCGAGGACGACGGAGCTGGCACTGGCGGAGATGGCGGGCCCTCCACGGACCTGCCGTTCGGGAAGGCATTCGCGTGGCCGGATGGCCTGGAGGTCACGGTGCTGGAAGCGAAGGTGTTCTCGGACTGGGATGAATTCGAGGAGCCGGACCCCAAGAACACCGAGTTCCGGGTGCGCCTGAAGCTGGACAACAAGAGCGGGCAGCACATCGACCTGGATCAGCTGTCGGCATCGGTGGACGGCGCCACGAACGGTGGCAGCGCAGATCTGACCATCTTCTCGAATGGCAGCGCTCCCCTCGAAGGACGCCTCGCGAAGGGGGTGTCGGCGGTGAAGACCAGCGACCACTCCCTGGAGAAGCGGTACGGCAAGGACATCGTGGTGACGGTGCAGCGCACGACTGCCGACGATGTCCTCGCCTTCCCTGAGTTCACCGGCACGGTCAAGTAGTCCGGGTGGCGGAGCCTCGTCAGAGCTGGGTGACGACCAGGTTCCGCCAGAACGGCCTGGCGGCGGTGTCGCTGATGCTGCCGTTGCTGAGCCCGAAGTAGCCACCGCGGTTCGTGGTGTCGGCGATGGGCCCGGTGGTCCAGGCGGCGTTGCCGAGCCGGCGGGCTTCGATCGTCGTCGGGGTGACGTCGATCTGGATGGTCATGGACTGTCCGGCGACGGGTGCGTCGGTGGCGATGTCCGCGGCACCGAGCTGGATGCCCCCGGTCTGCGTGGTGACGTGCCGGTAGAGCCGGAGGACTCCGTTGTGGCGGAGGATCAGGTGGTAGCCAGCGCTGGGGTTGACCGTGTTGAACTCGTAGGGGTCGTCGCTCGCCTTCCCGAAGTACAGGCCTCCGTGGACGGCGAGGTCCCCGCTGTTGATCTGGTCGTACTTCATCTCGATCTGGATGCGGTACCCGCCGGCGCCCGGGGCGATCGGGCAGTAGCGGCCGAGCCCGTAGGTGCCGCGGGCCCGGTTAATGGACACCCAGCCGTCGGCCTCGCTGAACTTGAGGGCGGCGTCCACGCTGTAGTCGGCCTGCGGGGTGCCGCCGGATTCCTTGACCTGCTGGTCCCACCGGGATGCGGTGGCCTGTGCGGTGGTGCCGCGCACGTACACCGGGTCCGACGACATGAGCCCGACGATGCCGTCGGCCTCCAGGGCGGCACGCTGCGACCTGCGGTACACCGGCCATGAGAAGACTGGCTTGCCGCGGGCGACGATCTCCTTGCGTCGGGTGGACGACATCGACGTGGAGACGCCCCAGTAGTCCACCAGGCTGTCCTTGCCGTCGAGGACGGCGTTGCTTGACCCGTCGTCGACGTAGCACCAGGTGCGGTAGCCCTGCTGCTTGGGCCAGGTAAAGCTGGTGCCGACGTGGGCTTTCCAGATGGCGCTGGCCGGTGCGTGCGGGTACGACGTGGCCAGGAGGTTCTGGAGGGGGACGACGGCGTCGTTGCCCTTGGGCTCCAGGAAGAGAACGACCTTCCCGAGGTACTTGTCGAGCATCCGCCGGAGCGGCACCATCGGCTGGTCTGTCCAGCCCTGGCCGAGCATCGTCCGCCCGTTGGTAAGGACCCGCTGGGCGACCCCGGTGGACGGGTACGTGTTCAGTGCCCCCGTGTTGTACGTCGTCCGGTCGAGCGTCAGGTCGTGGAGGCACCACAGCTGCCCCTCGCTGTCGACGTTGACGGACAGCTCCATGGCTTGGATACCGTGGGCGATGGCATAGTCGTAGGCGGCCTCGGTGTGCTCTGGGCACACCATCCCGGCGCCGCGGTGCCCGAACACCTTCGTGCCGGCTTGGCCTATGAAGGCGTCGACGGTGAGCAGCGCCTTGGGAAGGTAGAGGGCTGCGGCGGCTGATGCTGCTGTTGTCACGGCGGCGGTCTGCGCGGTGCTCGCCTTCGCCGCGGCGTCGGAGCTGGCTGTGGAGATAGCGGCGGCTTGTGCTGCTGCGGCCTTGCTCGCGGCGTCTGAGGACGCTGCGGCTATCGCTGCCGACTGTGCGGTGCTCGCTGCGCCGGCCGGGTCGTAGGCGGTGTTGGCGCGGGCGACTTCGGCAGCCAGGCCTTGGCCGAGCTGCTCGTCGGTGTAGTCGTTGGCCGCGGTGATGTCGCCGGGCGGGCCAACGAGGGAGGCGAGGAAGTCACCTTCGTCGCCGTCGTTGCCTGCGCGCCGCCACGCGTCGTAGGCCGACTCCCCCGGTACGGCGAGGTACTGGGTGAGGTCGGGGGCAAGCTGTTGCACGGCCCCGAGGTCGACCTCGGTCGCGTCGGCGTCCACCACGAAGTAGAAGTGGCGGGGCTGGGAGCCGTTCACGGATTCGATGCCGAGCCACGCCCAGACGGCCGGGTTGGCGCCGTCGATGTTAGTGGGAAGGAGGCGCAGTTGGTTGCCTTCGCCGTCGGCGAGCTGGCCGTCGACGAACCGGTAGATGCCGCCGCCGGTGAACACCCCGTCCGCGCCAGGGATGCGAACAGCGGGAACGGTCGGCATCAGCTGGAGGGTGCCCTCGCCGGGGCCGCCTCCGGCTGCGGACGTGATGCTGTAGCGGACGGGGACGGACGGGACGCCCTCGGGGAATGGCATGTCAGGCTCCTGTTCGCATGTAATCGCGTACCAGCTCGTCGATATCGTCCGGCTCGGCCGGTATCCCTGCGCGTTCCATGCGGTAGATCAGGCGGTTCACCGTCCGGGAGAATCCGCCCAGCAGTGCATCGAACCGGGCCTGCTTTCCCCGCAGTTGCCCGTTCTCCTCGTCGACCCTGGCGACCGTTGCTTGCAGTACCGCGAAGTCCTGGGCCTTGGCCTGGGGGGCTGCGTTGAGGCGGGCAATAGCTTCATCTGCCGCCGCGGTGACCCTCTGGGCGCGGACTGTCGCCCTTGCCATGAAGATTCCGCCTCCGCCGAAGATGCCTAGGGCGGCGCTTACCAGCGTCACAACCTCCGTGCTGTTCACGGGGCCGTACCTTTCCGGGCCTGCTGCGGCAGTGGGGGGACGGAGTGCTCCGGCACCGTGGCAGCCCACATGATGACCCCGACGTGCGAGGTGAGGTACCACACGGCGACGAAACCGCCGCGCGCGTATTCGCCGGTGAGGACGGCGGAGAGGTAGGCCAGAGCCCATACGGACGGGGGGATGATCGCGGCGAAGAAGCCCCATCGGTCCCGTCCTATGCGAAGGAATGCGGACCCTGCGGTTATGGCCCCGGCAACGATCCAGAGCCATGCCCAGGCGGCGAGGCTGCACCGGTCCGTAAGGAGCCGGAGCCCTGCCGGGTCTTGCTGCGGAGTCACGATGAACCCGATGCCCCAGCACACTTTGCCGACGCCGAGGATGAGGAGGATCTGCCCGCGGCGGCCCAGCCGTTGTCGGAGCCGCCGGGCCGCCTGTCGCATCAGCCGGCCGCGGGGGTGCTCGGCTTGGCCGGGGTGACCTGGCCGCGGGTCATGAGGCCGAGGACGGCGAGGACGACGGCGTTGAGGGCGCCGACGGTTTCGGCGGAGACGCTGAGCCCGTAGGCGGCGAGGAGCGCGACTCCGGCGGCGACGAGTCCGGTGAACGCGGACGGGGCGATGGGTCGGGTGATGGCGGCGGTCGCTGCGGCGAACACGGCGCTGATGACGGCGACGATCGCGGCGGCCTGTTCGGCGTTGAGTCCGAACTGGAAGGAGACGAGGAGGGAGAGGGTGGCGGAGACGGTGGCGATGACGAGGGCGGGCTCGCGGCCGAACGGCTTCATGGTGGTCTCGTTTCTGGGGTGGGGTCAGGGCTTGGGAACCTGGAGCTTGTCCCAGGTGGTTTTGCCGGGGGGCCACTTGGCGGCGGTGCCGGTGTAGCCGCACTTCCGCTGCCAGGCCTCGTAGCTGTTGACGTCGGCCTGGCCGAGCTGGGGGCCGGGGCCGACCGCGTACCGGCCGCAGCCGACAGCGACGAGACGCTTCCCCATGGCGGTGAAGATGGGGGACTTCTTCCCGAGGGCGGGCCGGTTGCCGTTGAGGAAGAAGCTGGCGCCGGGGTACGGCTCGCACTTCGGCTTGGCCGGCGTGGGGGGCTTCGTGGCGGGCGGCTTGGTGGGCGCCGGGTCCGGGGCAAGGCGCTTCCCGATGCGGTCGCGCATGGAAGCCATGGTGAACCCGCGCGGGTCGATCTTGCCCGGCTGCCACTCCAGATGCCCGATCACCGACCGCTGCGACCAGCCGTGCGCCCGGCAGATGGCGGCGGCGGCCCGCTCGATCGCCAGCAGTTGGGCGGCCGGCCAGGGGTCCTTCCCGTCGCCGAGGTTGACGCACTCGAAGCCGTAGAAGTGCCGGTTGCCGTCGGTGTTGGCCTCGTTGTCCGCCGGGAGCGTCTTCGACTCGGCGGCGACGGCGCGGAGGACGTCGTCGTCGCCGAGTCCGGCGTGGTTGGTGCGCCCGTTCCCGACGAGGTGGACGGTGCCGGCCTTGTCGATGACGCCGTGGCAGAGCGGCCCGGGGAGGGCGGAGTGGCCGTTGTAGCAGAGCTCGACGGAGGACGCGGTGCCGCTGGTGACGGTGTGGTGGATCATCACGCCGTGCATCGGGCCGATCGGGCCCTTGTGGTTGCGGTTGTTGGTGCGCCAGGACCGGTGCTCGATGACGGTGAGGCCTTCGTCGCGGAGGGCCTTGAGGAGCCGGTCTGCTGTGAGTGGTGTGGCCATGGTGTCTCCTGCGGGGTGGCGGGGTACTGACCCGCATCGACCGTTGACCTTTGAATCATAGGCTTTAGATTCGCATATGCCTACGATTCCAAGGCTCAGGGGTTATGCTGACCTCGGGTCGCCGCTTCACCGGTCCACCCAGCGGCGGGCTCCTTCTGGCAAGGGGCGAGCCCGCCGCCACCCTTGCCAACACCCTTGCCAGGGAGTCACCCATGACTGACCCAGCACCCGCTGAAGAACCTCTCCCAGAGCTGAGCGTCGTCGGCGTCGAGAGGGCATCGCGCGGCGAGGCCGAGGCCATCAAGGTTTCGCTGGAGGATCGGAACCGTCCCGATCTGAAGGTCCAGTTCGACTACATGTTCATCGCGCACCAACTACACGGGCCGATGGGTGTCCACGTCGTTGGGACAGGCGTACTCGGCGGGGTGCCCCCTCGCCTCAGCGCGGCGATACTGCGTGATCTGCCGCTCGCACGCTGGGAGCGCGTAGCCCGCCTGGCTGCGACGGTTGGCCCCCTTGAGGGCCTTACCTACTCCCGCAACGTGAAGGCGGACGCCGAGCGGCTAGTTCGCTCCTTGCACCCTGGCGTCGACCCGCGTTCGGGTAAGGCCGGGGCCCGCCGGTGGCGACGGCTGACCAAGCTGGCCGAGGTGTCCTTGGACTACTACCGGGCGCAGATGTCTGGCGTACATCGGTACGCGGAGGCGGTTGCCGAGACGCGGGATGTAGCTCCCGCGACCGTCCGTAGCTGGATCTTTCAGGCGCAGCGCGAAGGCATCACGACAGAGATCGTGGGGGCCTTCCTGTCTGCTCCCGCACAGGAGGTCTCCGATGCCTGACCGACTAACGGCCGTCGAGCGGGTGGCTGTGAACGTGAAGCTGCTCCGCACCCGACGCGGTTGGACCCAGAACCAGCTAGCCGCCGAAATGGGGCAGAAGTTCTCGCAGGTTGTGGCGACCACCGAGGGTGGCAAGCGGCGCATCACCGTGGATGACCTGGTCGACTTCGCCAAGGCCTTCGGCGTGACGCCCGAGCAGATGATGTCCGACGATCCCGAAGCGGGCGGCAACCAGGTGTACGAAGTATCCGTGGACGGCGGGCACACTCAGTCGTTCGCCGCCGACACCGTCGACCCGGGCGAGACGTGGACGTCGTTCTACCTGCGGGAGACCCGGGTGTTCCTCGCCCCGACGGCCCGCATCCTCGGCATACGGCTGATCACGGAGGAGGCCCCCGATGCGTGAGGCTCAAGGCTCCCCCGCCCCGCCGTCCGACGTTGCGGCGCTGGAGCGTGCGCTGTGCCGCCTGCGGGATTAGCTCGCCTACGGCATGAACTGGCGGGACCACCTCGGCGACTAGCCTGCCCGCCCGATGGACACGCCCAGCTCCTGCCCGAAGCCAGCCCGGAACTGGTCCGGTGTCCACGCCCGGCCCGCCGCGACGAACACCGGATCGACCCGGGCGCCGCCCACCGCTCCCTCATTGGCGACCAGCACCCAGCCCACCACAACTCCCCCGCCCGGCACCGCCGCCGTGTCCGAGCCCGGCGGGGCCGTCACGTCCGCCCGGAGCCCCGCGAACGCCGGCGCCATCCCAACCACGGCGCCCGCCACCAGGCTCACAGCTGGGTCACCACAAGGTTCCTCCAGTACGGGCGGGTCGCCACGTCTGTAATCGACCCGTTCGACAACCCGAAATACCCGCCCCGGTACGTCGTATCCGCCAACGCCCCCGTCGTCCAACCGACACCGTCCGTCCGCCGTACCTCCACGGTCGTCGGCGTCACATCCACCTGAAACGACATCGCTGCGTCCGCCACCGGGGCCGTCGTCGCGACCACCGAGCCCAACGTCGTCCCCGATGTCGAGCCGGCCGTGTGCCGGTTCAGCTGCATCTGCCCGTTCGCCCGCATCACCAGGTGGTATCCGCCTGTCGCGTTCGACTGGCTGAACCGGTACGGATCGTCGCTCTGTTTCCCGAAGTAGATCCCGCCGTGCAGCGTCGACGCCGGCAACACCTTGAACTTCATGTCGAAGCTGATCCGGTACCCGCCCGCTCCCACCGCGATCGGGCAGTACGTGCCCAGCCCCACCGACTGGAACGGCAGAGCAGCCACCGACACCCAGCCCACATCCGGGGACGGGGCGAACTGGAGGGCGTAGTCGGGGTCGTAGTCGATCGTCGGCGTGCACCCGGACTCCTTGATCTGGAGATCCCACCGGGACGCGGTCCGCTGCGGGGCCGACGTCGACACGTACCGGGGGTCCGAAGACATCATCCCCACAACACCCAGCCCAGTGAGGCGCGCCACCTGAGAGCGGCGGTACACCGCCCACGCGAACACCGGCTTCCCGCGGGCGACGACCTGGCTGATCCGGGTGTCGGTGAACGTGGTGTTCACACCCCAGTAGTCGACCATGGAGTCCTTGCCGTCCATCGTGGCGTCCGTGGTCCCCGAGTCCAGGTACACCCACGTCCGGTAGCCCCTGGCTTTCGCCCAGGGCAGGCTGAGCGTCCCGATGTGCGCCTTCCAAATCACACTGCGCGGGGCATGCGGGTAGGAGGCGTCCAACAGCTGCTGGCACGGCACCACCGCATCGTTGGCCTTCGGCTCCAGGAGGATCGGCACCCGTCCCAGGAACTCGTCCAGCACCTGCCTCAGCGGAACCAGCCGCTGCTCCGCCCAGCCGACGCCCAGCAGGGACCGGTTGTTCGTCTGGACCTGCTGCCCGACCTCCTCTGTGGTGTACGAGCTCAGCAGCCCCGTCCGGTTCGTTGTCCGGTCGACGGTCGGGTCGTGCAGGCACCACAGCTCACCGGACGCGTCGACGTTGACGGAGATTTCGAGCGGGTACCGCATCGCAGCCGACGCCCGGTAGCCGATGAGGGTGTGCTCGGGGCGGACCATGCCGCCGCCCCGGTGGGCGAAGTACACCGGGGCCGCCGGAGTCGCCGGGCCGATGATGCTGTCGACGGTGGTGATGGCGTTCGGAAGGTACAGCGCCGCGGCGGAGGTTGCCGCTGTCGACACAGCGGCGGCCTGTGCGGCGTTGGCCTTCGAGGTGGCGTCGTCTGCCGCGGCAGCGACCAGGCCGTCGAGACGTGCGGAGACGGTGCTCGCGATGTCGGAGGCGATGAGGGTGTACCGGCGGCCGAACCCGAAGTCGATGAAGCACTCGGTGACGTCCTCCGGGCCGTAGAAGGCCACCGCCCCGTCGGAGGCGGCGATCACGCTGGTGATCGGGACCCCGGTTGTGTCGGTCAGGTCGGTGAGCTGTGCACCGCCGACGATCGCGTTCCAAACTTGCCCGGTGGCGCCGGGGCGGAGCAGGAGCTGGTTGCCGACCTGCTGCATGGCGTAGTCCGAGGTGGTGCCCCCGAAGAGGTGCCGCATGGTGGTGTCCTTTCGGGGGTCAGGCGAGCCAGTAGGAGCCGTCGATGGTGAGGATGGAGCCGTCCTGGATGTCCCACGGGATGCCGTTGGTGATCGTGTGGGTGGTGGACGACGCGGACCCGTTAGGCAGGGCGTAGCGCAGGGCGCCGATCTTCGTGGCCGACTGGTCCGGGAAGACGATCCCGGAGCCGAGGCCGGACCCTTGGGAGTTCGTTGACGTGTACGTCCAGGTGAAGATCGACCGCATGGCGGGCGTCGCCGGGTACCCGGGCGGGAGCGTCACCATCAGCGGCGAGTTGATGTTCCCCGGGTTTCCCGTTGCTGCCAGCTGGATCGTCACGTCGACGCGCTTCCCACGCACCTGGAAACGGCCGACGTTCTGCGACCCGGCACCCCAGCTGATGGTGGTGGACCCTGCGGTCCACGCCGGGGTGTAGGTGGTGTCGTCCTGGCCCGCGGACCCGAGCCACAGCCAGGTGGCCCCGTCGCCGACGTACAGGGTGGTGCCCTCGACGAGGAGCTGCCCGCGGATGCTGGGCCGGCGTGCCCCTGGGATGCTGGGCATGACACCGCGGTCGGTGAACCAGCGGCGGTCGAGGACGTTGACGGCGGTGACGACGGAGGATCCGGCGGCTACGGTGCACTGGGCGAGCGGGATTTCGTAGATGCCGTTCTCGTCCGAGGTGAGGGTCGGTGCGGTGCTGCCCCCGGTTTTGTAGACGGCGATGACCGACTTGGCGCTCATGGAGGCGCGGAGGATCACGGTGTCTACGCGCGTGGTGGATCCGGCGTTGGCTGTGACCGCGATGTTCTTCACGGTGTCGTTGAGGTAGTAGAACCCGTTGACGAACGCCTCCCCGGGCTGGAGGGTCACGTTCCCGGTGCCGTTCCCGGTGATCTTCAGTGCTGTGCTGGCAGGGTCGGAGGCGTGCACCCCGTCGAGGCCCCATCGCCGTGCCATGCGGGACCACTGGGACTGTGTCGCGATCGGGGAGCCGTCGAACGGCGCGCTGAACTCAGCCATCTCAGGCCGCCTTCCTGGTCTTGACTCTGCCCAAGTCCCGCTTGAGTCGGGCGAGGTATTGGTAGATGCGGGCCACGGTGCCGTCGCCGTCGCTGGACCCGACTGCGGCCTTGACGCTGGTGCCCTCACCGGCGGTGCAGGTGAGGGTGACTTCGCGGACCACGTCGGTCATCCACGATTCGCGGACCTTCGCGGACACGGTGTCGCCGACTTGGTAGTCCCGCCCGTACTGGAGCAGCGGGATATCGATCGGGCTGATTGCCAGCGAGCCCTGCCCGGCGCCTGCGGTGAGGGCCTCCTCGGCGGCCTGGTCCATCTGCGCCACCAGGTCGACGGAGGCTGTGTCCACCGAGGTCAGGTCGACGAACTGCTCGATGACCAGGTCGGGGAACAGTGGGTCGGCTCGGTCGTAGGTCTTGCACTGGCGGGGCGAGGACTGGCCGCCGGCGACAACGACAGCCCGGGTGCAGGTGGGCGGGGTGGTGGTGTAGTTGGCGTCGGTGAGGTTCCCGAGGTCGAACGCGAACCGGGCGGTGCCGGACCGGTCGGTGGGTTCGTACACCTGGAACTGGAGCCCGGACCCGACCTGAACAACCCGGAACCCGAGCCCGGCGGCGTTCGCGATGTCGGTGAGGACGGCGAGTAGGCCATCGAACTGATTGAGCTGCCGGGTGACCGCAGGCCCACGGCCCCCGTCAGTTGCGAGCGTGAGGAGCACGTTCTTGCGGGCGGCCAACGCGCCGGGCCCCGCGTTGAGGTTGACGAGGGTTCGCATGGCCGCCTCAGCCACCACGGCGCTGATCTTGTACACCGTGTCTGCCTGAGACCCGACGGCGCTGCCGGGGGCCGGCCAGCAGGTGTAGCGGGCCAGCACCTCCGTGTCGGACACCCCGCCGACGGTGAGCTTCCCGGCCCCGGAGTCGTCCTTGGAGCGGGACCAGTCGACGGTGCGGATCGGCCCGGAATCGACCAGGGTGCCGTCCGCGGTGCGGATGATCAGCCCGTTGCCCTCGGCCAGCAGGTTCGCTTTCCCGGAGTCGGCGGAGATCTCCAGGACGAAGGAACCGATGGCGTTGAAGCGGGGGATGACGGTGAGGCTGGTGTAGTCGTCTACCTGCCCGATGCGCTCCAGGGCTGGGTTGCGGACGTAGACGCGAAGTGCGTTGCTGGGCACGGTGGTCCTCCTCTCAGGCGGCCAGGTAGCGGGGCTGATACGTCATGCGGACAGAGGTGGCCGACGTGGAGCCGGCCACGGTGAGGGTGAGCTGGTTGATGCCGGTCCCAAGGGGCCACAGGGCTGAGGCGGTGGAGAGGTTCGGCCACAGGTTGGTCGTGCCGTTCAGGAGCGCGGTCTGGCGGCGTTCCCGGGTGTCGATGACGATCGTGTCGGCGCCGGTGATGGTGCGGGTGAGGACGAGGGTCTGCCCAGTGGTCACGTTCGTGAGAGTGACTGACGTGGCCGGGCCTTTGATGGTCCACACGGGGAAGGCATCGTCGTCGCCGTCGTTGTCCACGGTGACCGACCCCAGCACCTGCGAGTCGCCGACCGTCAGCGGCAGGAACGGGAAGAAGTCGCCGCCCGTGCCGTTCATCCACTCGGTGGTGACCTCTCCCCCAGTCCAGTACGGGGACGGGGCTGCGAACGTGACCACGCCGATGCACCAGCGGCGGCCCGCCGCGTCGAGGGACTCGTCGCCTTCCATGCCGTCCTGGTAGCGGACCCCGATGCTGCGGACGTCACCGTCCGGCTGGGTGAGGGTCAGGGTTCCCTGGCCTCGCTTCGGATTGAGCGCCCGGATGAAAGTGCGCCTGCGGGCCAGATAGGCGGCCCGTGAGTCGTTGGCCCAGAAAGCGATCGGGATGCTGATGGTCTTGCCCTGGGCGCGGACCTGCCGCACCTCGTAGCCGTCGATGCCTGGGGATTCGTCGGTGGCCATGGCGTAGGCGGGCATGTCCAGGCCCTTGATGCCGGGCTGCACCAGCCAGCCGCGTTCCCAGTCCGTGAGGAGCGTCGTGGCGCCTGCGGGGTCGGTGAAGGACACCAGGGGCGTTTCGATGAGGCGCTGCGGCCACTCCCACGGCGGCTGGGGCTCTACCGGGGATGAGGCTACGAGGATCGGCATCAGTTGGCTCCGCTCATGACGGGGCGGTGGAGCATGTCTTCCTGCGCCATGGCGTCGAGAATGCTGCGGCGGGAGGCGACCTCGGTGACGCGGGCGTTGTAGTTCAGGACCCGGTCGCCGCTGGTGTTGTTGACGGTGCTGGCTTCGGTGCGGGCCATGGTGGCCGCGGCAGTGGACCGGACGGTGCGGGCCATGGAGGCGGCTGCGGCGGCGGCCTGCGGGATGGTGTCGCGGACGCCGCCCGCGTAGCCGAGCCCGGTGAACCGGCCGAGGGCCCGCAGCACCTGCGACGGTGACTTGATCTTCAGTTCGACCTTGATGGTCTTCTGGATCTTCTTCGCCAGGTCGGCCATCGCCTTCACGATCGACGCTTCCTGCGCCTTCAGCCCTGCCAGGTAGCCCCTCCCGGACATGGCGCCGGCGTCGTACATGACGTCGGCGGCGTTCTGCCCGTAGGCGGTGGCGGCCTTCCCGATCTGCACTTGGGTGGCGTTGATGGACTTCAGCTGGGCGTCAGTGGCCTTTACGAGGGCTGCGGCGTAGGGGGCGCCTTGGTCGGGTCCTGCGGCGATGATCTGCCCGATGAGGTCTTTCGACAGGCCGCGCTTCCCCAGGGTGGTGAGGTTCGCGGAGAACGCCTGGAGCTGGCCGAGGCGGACTTGCAGGCCGTTGAGGATGCCGTCCGCGCCGAACGGGAGTCCGCTGCTGGGCAGGCTGGTGAGGGCGGCGAAGCCGCTGGCTGCGGTGGTCGTTTCGGTGGCGAACGCGTTGGCCTGGGCGATCTTCGCGGTGAGTGCGTCGCGCTGCCCGGCGAGCTTTTGGAGGGTCTTGTTCTGGGTGTTGAGGTTCTTGATGAGCCGGTCGTCGAGGGTGGTCTTCACGCCCTTGAACGCGTTCTTCACCGCGGTGGCCACGGTCGTCATGGCCTTGTCGATTGCGGACGCCGTCCCGGCAAGGGCCTTGAGAAAGTTCGCACCGACAGATGCCTGGATGGGCCCTGTGTCGATGTTCTTCCCGCCGACCCGGATGATCCCGCCGGTGGCGTACCCGGAGCCGCGGCGGAAGCCTGTGCTGATCTGTACGCCGCCGCCGACGATGCCGCCCGTCGCGTATCCGCCGATCCGGTTGTACGCCGCCGACAGCGACCCGTACCGGCTGAGGGCGTACCGCATGGAGGCGTAGATGTTCGCCATCGGGTCGACGCTGACCCCGTAGAGGAACGGGCCGGTCTTCTTGTACTTGCCTGCGTAGGCGCTGAACGTCGGCTTGATGACCTGCATCAGGCCGACGGACGGGGTGCCGTTGATCCAGTTGATGTCGTTGCGGTTGACCGCCCGCGGGTTGCCTCCGGACTCCTGGTTCATGCGGCGCAGCGTCGTGTTCACCAAGGACAGGGACTGGCCGACCTGGCCGAGAGCCTGGGTGACGACACCGCGGAACCTCTCGACGCCGGCGCCCGCATCCCCGCCTGTGCCGCCTTCGAGGTAGCGCATGGGGTCGACGGTCTTGCCGTTGAGGCGGGCTTCGAGGTGGAGGTGGGGGCCGGTGGTGTTGCCGGTGGCCCCGACGCGGCCGATCTGCTGGCCGCGCTTCACCGTGTCCGACGCCTTCGCGAGCATCGCGGACATGTGGGCGTACAGGGATGACAGGCCGGAGCCGTGGTTGATCTCGATGTGCTTGCCGTAGGGCCCCGAGTCGACGGCCTGCCGGACGATGCCGGAGTCGACCGCCCGGATCGGTGTGCCGGTCTTCGCCGGGAAGTCCAGACCGGTGTGCCGGCCGGACAACCACATCAGCCCGGCCTTCCCGAACGGGGTGCCGTAGGGGGCGGACACGGGCTTCAGCCAGTCCCCGGTGCCCTCGACGATGTCCTTGCCGCGGATGTAGTCGATGGCCTTGTTGATGAGCCCAATCGGGGCCTGGCCGATCATGCCGGGCCAGGTGCTCTTGTTCTTCCCGAGGGCCTTCGTGATGCCCTTCTTGACCGGGGAGAACGCGGACTCGGCCAGGTCGGCGAGTCCACCGCGGGCCACGTCGGCGCCCTTGGAGAGGACGCTGCCGACGGCGTTGGTGATGCCGTCGAAGATGCCGCCCTCGGCGAAGCCACGGAAAGCGCGCAGTGACTGGCCGCGCATCGCCGCCTGATTGACAGCATGCAGGCGTGCTCGCTCGTAGGGGTCGCGCATCGCCTCGGAGACGTAGACGCCCTCGCCGCGGCGCATGGGGACGAGCTGGTCGTCGCCCTGCCGCCAGCTGCTGGAGCCGGGGAGGATCCCTCCGCGGGCGAAGCCCTTCGGCATGCCCATGGGCTTGAGGTCGGGAACCCCGGGAATCTTCGCCGCGGTTTTGTTCCAGACCGCGACGATGCCCTTGTTGTAGACGACGTCGATCCAGAACTTGATCGGGGCCTTGACCAGGTCCTTGAGCCCGGCCCAGATTTTCCCGAGGCCCTTCTTCAGGGTCTCGAAAGCGCCGGACAGCTTCTCAGCGAAGTTGTCGAAGCCGCGGCGGACACTGCCCCACGCGTCCGTGGCTGTGGATTTGATGCCGGTCCACAGCCCGGACCAGGCGTCGGACACCTTGTCGCGGATCCAGTTGAAAATGCGGATTGCACCGTCACGGAGGCTGGTGAACCAGCGGATGGCCCCGTTGACGATGTCGGGGATGACGGAGTGGCCCAACAGGAAGTCGTACAGCCACTCGAAGGCGCGGGCGATGGCGTTGGTGAGCCACTTCACCGCGTCGACACCGGGCTGGATGTCCTTGCGGAGGTCCGTTATCGACTTGATGAACATCCGCATCGCCGGGATGACGACCTTGAGAATGATCGCCGTGGCGAGCTGCGTCATCAGCATCGAGAGCTGGATCAGGGGCGGCAGCAGCGGCATGATCGCGGGCAGCAGTTGGATCAGGAACTCGGTGCCCAGCAGTGCCAGCTGGGGCAGCAGCGGGGCCAGGGCGAGGAGGATGTCCCCGATCGACTTGCCGAGCTGCATGAGCGGCGGCACCAGCATCGGGATGATCGGCAACAGCTGCTGCAACACCCGCATGAACGCCGCCGCGTACTGCTGCGCCAGCTGTGCGATTACGGCGGAGAGACCCTCGATGATGGGGCTGAGGACCGGGCCCAGCATTCCGGCGATCTGGGCGATGACCGGGGCCAGCTGGTTGAAGACCACGATCAGCGTGTCGAAGATCGGAATGACCAGAGGCAGCAGGTCCGCGATCAGCTGGCCGAGAACTGGGAGGAGTGGCGACACGGCCTTGACTAGGGCGATGATCGCTTGGGCGGCCACCACCAGAACCGGGCCAAGGGCCTCGGCGACAGGGAGGAGCGCCTCCCCCAGCGTCGCGAACAAGTCGCTGATGGCGGGGCCGAGGAGCTTCGCAATCTGCGTCACCGACGGGGCCAGGGCCGCAAGGACTGGCAGCACTGCCTGGATGGCGTCACCGAGTGCCCCGGCGAGAAGCCCTGCAACGGCCTGAACAGCGGAGAAGATCGCCTTCAGTGAAGCCTGCACCTCGGGCAGGGCGGTAACCCGGCGGATCTCCGCCAAGGCAGCCCCGATGATGGCGAAGAAGTCGCCGCCCCCGTCAGCGGCGGCCCCGAAGACGTTCTTGATAATGCCGCCGAGGTCCGCCAGCACCCCGCCGAACTGGACCGCGATATCGAGGGCGGTGTTGATCGCCTCTTCGAGCCGGCCGTTCTCCAGTCCCTCGGCCAGCTTGGCCATGACCCGGTCCATGGCGTCGCCCGCACCGCTGGTGATGCGCTCCCAAGCGGGACCGGCTGCGACGGTGAGCTGGGACAGGCCGGTGACGATTTGGCCCGGGACCTGCACGAGGTTCCCAAGGCCGCTGCGGATGACGTCGAACGTGCCCTTGAGCTGGCCAGTGCGCTCCAGGTTGTCGACGGCGGCGAGGGCGTTCTTCGCCATGTCGCTGAGCTCGCCCGCGGCGCCGACGAATCCGGCCCGGACGGTGGGCAGGATGCGGCTACCGACAGCCTGGAGGCGGGTGCCGATCCCGGCGAACAGGGCGTCCTGCACGTCGAGCTTCATGGCCCGCCACGCGGGTGCCATGGCCTGGAGGGTGCTCACGAAGCCGCGGGCGTTCGGCGACAGCTTGGTGATGGCGTCGTCGAGCTTCGTGGTCTGGGTGGTGGCGTTCTGCTGGGCGTCCGCAACGGCCCGGGTGGCGTCGGCAACCACCCGGTGTGCGTCGGCGAGGCCACGCTGCTGTTCGGCGACCTGCTCGTTCGCGTTCCGGATGCGTTCCTGCGCCTGTACGACGGCGTCGCTGCCCGACACCCCGGCCTTGTTCGCAGCGGCGGTGTCGACCTGGAGGCGCTTCTGCTGCCGGGACTGCTCCTCGGCTGCCGCCCGCGCACGCTCCAGCGCAAGGTTGGCCTGCTGAATCTGAAGCTGGGTGGCGGTCGGGTCGCTGCGAGTTTTCGCGAGGTCAAGTTCGGCCTGCTCGATATCGAGCGCGGCCTGCTTCTGGTCCAGGGCGCCTTGGCGGAGGCGCTGATTCATGTCCTCAAGGTCCCGGGTGGCCTGCCGGCGGGCGGCGGACAGTTCCTGCTGGGCCTGCCGTGCGGTGCGCTGGGCTTGGGACAGGTTGCGTTCGGCGTCGGCGACACCGCGCTGCGCGTTGGCGAGGGACCGCTGGGCGGTCTCGACCTGCCGGGTAGCGGTGACCGCGGCCTTGGCTTCGGCCGGGGCGGGGGTGAACGCGGCCTTGATGGCGTCACTGACGCCGGAGGTGCCGAGCTTGATCGCACCAAACGCGGTGGCCAGGGTGAGGACCCCGGGGGCGGCTACGGCGGCGAGCGGCCCGAGCTGAGCAACTGCTGAGCCGAGGGAGGCGACCTGAGGCAGGGCAAGAACTGCTGCGGTGGCCAGTGACCCGATGCCACCGGAGAGCCGACTGAGTCCACCGCCGCTGCCGCTGGCGGACCCCAGGGACGCCAGAGAGCCAGTGAGCGCGGACAGCCCGACGGTGCGAACGCGGACGTTGGTGACCCGGTCGCGGGTGAGCGTGGTGAGGGCGGTGGCGGCCCCGGCCGTGTCGGCCCGGGCGGTGACCCGGGCTGTGCGGCGGCGGGTGAGGTTTGCCAGGTCGTTCGCGGCGACCCGGGTGTCGACGTCGACACCGAGGCGAACCCGCTGCCGCTGAGTGAGACCGCGGAGTTCGTTGGCGGCGACCCGAGTGTCGAGGGTGGCCCGGATCTGAACGAAGCGGTCGGCGGTGAGCTTGTCGAGGGCCTTCTCGACGCGCTTGTACGCCGCATCGTTGATCTTGGCGACGATGTCGACGGTGGTCTGCCCGAACCCGGCGAGCTTCGCTTTGGCGGCGGTGTCGTCGACCTGCGCGGTGATCTTTACGGTGCGGTCGGCGGTCAACTTCCCGAGAGCCGTCTTCGCCGCCGTGTCGTCGAGCTGGGCGGTGACCTTGACGGTCCGCTGCTCCGTCAGCCTGCCGAGACCGGTGCGGGCTGCGGTGTCGTCAAGTTCGGCTCGCACCTTCACGGTGCGGTCACGGGAAAGGCGAGTCAGGGCGGTCGTGGCGGCCTTGTCGTCAAGCTCAGCTGTGAGCCTGACCGTGCGCGCCTTGGTGAGCTCGTCGAGCTTGGCGTCGGCGACCGTGGTGATGAGGTCAACGCCGATCCTCACGGCGGGTGTAGCTGCGGCGAGCTTCCGCCGGATCCCGTCGAGGATCTGGTCCCCGGCGACTTCGCCGGCGAGCTTGGCGGGCTGGCGGATCGCGGAGGGCAGCTCGATGCGGAGCCGGTCGCCGAACTGGGTCGTGTCCGGGATGATGCTGACCCGGGTGGATCCGGCGAGTGTCGGCTCTGCCATGCTGCCCTCCCCTCCTACCGTGCGGTTTCGAGTTCGCGGAGCTTGCTGGCCCAGTGGTCGATTTCCGCTTGATCGGTCTGGGTGGTGCCGGGTGAGAACTGGTTGAGGACTGCCTCGCTGTATGCCGTTCCGGCGGCTTCGAGTTCGGCTTGCCGCTCGTCGATCTCGGTGGCCGGGGATTCGACCGGTGGCATGTCCGGCGGTTCGCCCTTGAGGTGGGCGGCCCACAGGACGCGGATCATGAGGAGGAGGGCGTTGTACTGGGCGGCTTGCAGGTAGGTGTTCTGCGTCCAGCGGCGGCCTTCCAGGTCCCCGGCGGTAGCCGCCTTCGTCGCGGAGTCCTCCGGGAGGTGCTCGACCAGGTCGCGGAGTTCGGCCCAGTTCATAGACCCCTCGCCCCAAGACATGGCCCAGAATTCCTCTAGGCGGCGGCCGGGGTAGTACCGCTGAAGGTCGGCGCGGACGGCTCCGGGGTGCTCTCGGAGGAGCTGGAGGAGCCAGAGCCTTCCCCCTGGGTGGTGCCCGCCTCCTCGCCCATCTCGTCGAGGATGTCCTTCAGCTCGCCGACGGTGAGCTTGGCGACGGAGACCAGCCGGTCGAAGGCCTCCTTCGGCCGGGCGATCTCGCGGAGGACATTGAGGTTGGCGTTGCCGCCCTTCTCCTCGACCTCCTCGATGACCTCCAGCGGCCAGTTGTCCTGCACGGGGAACGTGCAGGTCTCTTCAACCCCGTCGGTGTTCTCGAAGATGACGTCGAGGAACTGGAGCTTGGCGGCGGAGGCGCGCTGGGCGCGCATCTGCTGGAGGCGGATGACCTTGCGGTTGGGCTTGGACATGGTGTGGATTCCTTACTCGGGCAGGGGCAGGCGGGGGCTTGCAGGTGGCCCGTCGTGCCGCCCCCGCCCAGGGATTGAGCGCGACGGACCACCAGTCAGGGGTCAGTCCTCAGGGAGCGCCACGTCGGTGATCATGTGCTGGACGGACTGGGCGCCACCCGGGGCGGACAGGGCGGTGAACGTGAGCTCGTAGTTCGAGCTGTCGTCCGCCGAGTGCTTGCGGGCGCCACGGTCGGACACACCACAGCGGGCGATCATGATGCGGTGGCGCTTGCCGCCGTAGATGACGTCCAGCCCGAGGGCGATCTCCACCGTGTCCTGGGTGCTGCCGGAACCGAAGCTGAGGAACTGCTTCGTCGCTGGCGGGCCGACCGCCGCCGCGGTGCTGGTCATGTTCGACATCTGCACCTGGTAGTACAGGGACAGCAGCTGGGCGGTGGTCTCGCGGAAGATCAGCTTGAACGTCTGGGTGCGCTTCTTCGCGAGGTCGACGACGGGTGCGTCTTCGCCCCAGGCGTCGAGCTGGGTGCGCTCCTCAGCCATGGCCTCTTCGAGACCGTCGGGGGTGATGAACCCCATGTCGGTGAAGCCGGCGGGCCAGACAACCTCCGGCCCGGTGGGGAAGGTGGTGCCGATGACGGCGGCGTAGGCCTTGCCCGCAGTACCGACGATGATGTTTGCCGAGTCGCCCACGACGGGCCTCCTAGCTGTTCGGGAGGGGTGGGCGGACGCTCATCCCCAGGATCATGCCGACACGGGCTATGCCGGTGTTGGCCTCTTCGGGTCGGTCTTGCGGGCCGGTCTCCTGCGAGATGGCGCTGACGATGCCGTCCTCCGTGGACCGGCCGGGGAACAGCTCCCACAGGGCGCAGACCCGGAGGGCGAGGCGCATGGCCGCGCCCTCGTCGGCGGCGTAGCAGTCGATCGAGAGCCGGGGCCGGTCGGTAGTGGCGGGGTCGGACCAGCCGCGCATGGTGCTGGTGCCGCCGAGGCGCAGGACCCTGACCGCCGGGAGCGCGGCGTTGAGCGCCTTGCCCTCAGGGAGCTTCGACGCCACATAGGCGTCGGGTATATCAAGGTCGAGAAGGTCGATGGCGACCTTCTTGCCGTCAGGGAGGACCAGCAGCTCGGCCATGGCTACTTGCCTGCGGCCTTTTGCGGCTGGCTGCCGGTCGTCAGGTTCTTCTCCCCGACGGTCTTGGCGGCTTCGTCGTCCTTCTTGTCGTTGACGACTTCGGCGAAGCCCTTCCAGCGGTGGACCTCGTCGGCCGGGACCTCTACGGTCTCGCCCGGCTGCTGCTTACCCCGGGGGAACGTGAGGCGCATCTTCACGGTGTCGGACATCAGTGGTCGCCTCCTGCGGCGTCGAGAGCGTTGCCGAGCGTGTGATTCGGCAGATGAATGCGGCGGCCGTTCCGGTCGGTCTGCCGGGTGCCGTACTCCACGTAGATCGCGTAGTGGACAGGAGCGTCCACATGCACCGCGCCCGTGTCCGGGTTCGGGCGTTCGACCCGTTGGATGGTGTCCCGGTACAGGCCCGTGTCGACCGGGGCAGTCAGCTTCGCCAGCCCGACCACGGCGTCCGCACGGGCCGCCAGGTCGGCCTGTACCGCCGGGTCGTGGACCAGCCCGTCGATGGCGTCCTCGTCGAGGTCGATACGGATGCTCACCCGGCCACCTCCAGCAGCCGCACCGTCTGCCCCGACAGCGGGCCAGCCACCTGAACATCGCGCGGAACCCCGTCGACCTCCCAGGTGCGCCCGTCCCACTCCACCCGCGACCACTCCGACACCCGAGGGGCGCGGCGCGGCATGTCCAACTGGGCCGCGGTGACGGTCTGGTCGCGCGCCTCACGGGACTCCGTGGACGACACGTAGTCGACGGAGCATCCGTACACAGGGGTTCGGGTGGCGTGAGCCCAGTCCCGCACCTGCGTGTTGTAGTCGCCGTCGACCAGCGGAGCATCGACGAGCACGACGGTTTGGCGTCCGATGTGGCCCGGCATCAGCCCACCACCAGCGGATCGAACCGGAACAGCCCGCACGTGCGCAGCAGATCACCGACGGACGAGGCCAACCTCTGCGGCTGCTCCCCGTTCCGGAGCGCCCGTTTCGAGAACGACCGCTGCCCCGTCGACATCGCCTGCAAATCCGACTCGGCCTCGGTCTCGTCGCCCCGGTCTAGCATCCAGTGCACCTGCTGGACCGTCGCCTGCCGCAGCACCTCCACCACTTCGGCGTCGTCGCGGTCGTACCAGGCACCGAGCAGGGTGCGGTCGACACGTTGCGACGCCAACGTCAGCAGGCGCAGGGCGTTCGGCGGGGCCGGCTCGGGGGCCAGCCACGCTGCGAGATCGGGGACAGTCGCGTAGGGCACCGGCTACTCCTGGCCCTCGGGGTCGCGGGCGTCCTCGACGACCTGGGCGTAGTCCTGGCACTCCTGCTTGGTGGCGTCCTTCGCCTCGTCCGGGTCCATGCCCAGCGCGACGGCATACCCCCGCCACGTGTCGACTTTGGCGTTCGCCGCGGGCTTCTTCGGCAGGTCCGCCGACGACTCGCCGTCACCCTCTTCCGCTGGCGCGTCGGACTTCTGGGGCTCCGGCTTCGGGTGCACGTCGCCGCGCACCTCGCTGGGTCGGCCGTCGACGCTCGCATGCTCCGGACCGCGGACTCCCTCGCCCGCGTCACCGACAACACCCGTGTCGGTCTCCTCGACGGCCTCCACCCACTCCAGCAGCTGCTGGTGGGACATGGTGGACGCCTTCGTGGCGAGCAGCCCGAGGCGCACCGCGTAGGTGGCCCACGCTCCGGTGTGGTCGCCTGGTTCCGGCTTCTCCGCCGCCCCGTGCACGTTCTTCCCGACCCGGGTGGCTGCGGGGGCGTCCGCGCCGTGCTGGATGACCTGCGGCTGCACCTTCTGGTCCGGGTCCAGCAGCGGGTCACCGTCCTCCGCCAGGCGCAGCTCGCCCCGGTGGACCTGGGCGGCCATCATCGGGTCGAGGGGCTCGTCGAGCAGGACCCGCATGCCACCCGCGCCGACATACTCGCGGGCTGCCATCACAGGCTCCGGGCGAGCTTGAACGCGGTGACAGTGCCGGTGAACCCGGACTCGAAGTCGATGTTCAGCTTGCCGCCGTGCTGGAGGTATCGGGCCTCGGAGAACGGGCCAATCCACCGGGTGCCGGACGCGGCGACGGACACCTCGGTGTCGCCCTGGGTGCGCATCCAGGCCGGGCCGTCCTTGCCGCCGGCGCGGACGGTGACTTTCTTGGTGGAGCCGGCCGAGTTCGTGACGCGCAGCACGGTGCGGGACGGGTCGGCGGTGTTGATGACGACGCCGTTCGTGACGAGTGTCGAGTCGACCGTGGTGCCGGTCGGGTCGGCGACGTCGGTGACGCCGAGGTTGGTCGGAGTGAGAGCAGTGCGCGGCATGATTCCTCCAGAGAGAACGCCGACGAGGTGGTGGGAGGGATCAGGCGGACGGGTCGACGTAGGCGACGGCGATGCCCTCGGGGCGGATCAGCTTCGCGCCGTACACGTGGAGGCCTCGGACGGCGTCGGCGATCGTCGACTCCAGGCGCAGCGCCTCGGTCTCCAGGATCTGGTCCACAAAGGTGAGGGCCCCGGGGTATCCGGCCTGGATGACCTGGGTGTCGGCCGAGGGGTTCGGGGTGACGTTGGACTCCAGGACGTCGAAGCCGGCGGCCTTGCCGACGATGCCGTTGCGGAGCCCTTCGGATGACCCAGAGGCGTCGACGCGGACGAACCTGTCGTCCTGGAGAAGCGCCCCCGTGAACTCGGGCGACACGACGACGTACCGGTCCATGCCGGGGACGTTGGCCCGGTTGAGCTTGGTGCGGAGCGGGATGAGGACCTTGTCCCACGCGTCCTTGGGGTTCGTCGTGATGTTGACCGGGGAGCCGGAGGAGCCGACGACGTTGGACGGGGCGACCCCGGTGTACAGGGAGGCGACGTACCGGTCGGCCTGGGCGGCGAGCTTCCGTGCCGCGCGCTGGGTGGTCTTCGCCATCGGGTTGAGGGCGACCTGCGCCTTGTCGACGTCGTCGAGCTTGAACGCGAACGCGTCACCCTGGTCGATGGGCAGGTCCAGCCCGGCGGTGTCGATGTCTTCGTAGTTGATCGTGTCGCCGGACTTGTAGGGGAAGATCGACGGGTCGCCGATGGTGACGATCCGCACCGACTGGCCCTGCGAGGTGATCTCGCCCTCGTAGTCGCGGTTGACGATCTGGGGCTGCGCGTAGACGAGTGCCTCGTCCAGACCGGCCAGGATCTGGGCGGACCAGATCTGGGGCTTGAACAGCGCGACGGACATGGTGGGTCCTTATCCGGCCCTGCCCAGGTAGCGGTCGAGCCGCCCTTCGGTCATGGCCTGGTTGATCTGCTTGGGAGTCATGCGAGCTACGTCCGCCTCGCCCAGCTGCTTCTTGCTCCCACCGGCCCCGTCCATCGGTGCGCCACCTGCGGGGGTGGGCTCCGGCTCCTTCGGCTCCGGCGCCTTGGCCGCGAGCTTCTTGTTGGAGTCGACTGCCGTCTTCACTGCCTTGCCGACCTGCTCGTCGAAGTCGGCCGCAGTCGGGTCGAGCTTCGAGATGGCGTTGGCGAAGGATCGTGAGTCGAGCAGTGCGTCAGGGTCGCCGCCGTGCTTCCCGGCCGTCTTGTAGACGGCAAGCTCCACCTGCGTCTGACGGGCCTGCGCGCGGGACTCCTTGGTCTCTCCGCGGGCCTCGTCCAGCTGCTTGGCGAGTTCTTCGGGGGTGGGCGGCTTGGCCTCGTCGGTCTCCAGGCCGAACGCCGTGGCCACCCGCTTCATGAGGGCGTCCTGGTCGTCCTTGGCCTTCTGTTCCAGAGCTTCGCGCTTGGCCCTCTCGGCTGCGACGTCGCCACGGAGGTTCTCGACGAGCTTTTCGAACCGGGCGGGGTCGAAGTCGCCTTCGAACTTGGGCGCCTTGGCCTTGGGTTCGGGCTGGTTCGGTTCGCTGGGCTCGGTGGTGGGTGCCGCCGGCTCTGGCTGGGCCGGTGCAGTTGGTGCGGCCGGGGGTGTGGGCGGGTTGGCCGGCTGGGTGCCGGGGTCTGCCGTGGTTCCCTCGGGTGCTGCGGGGGCGGGGGTCGTCATCTCGGTGCCTCCTTGGGCGGCCTGCACGCGGTTGCGGCGCCTTGTCCGCTGGCGTGTTAGCCCAGATGTTAACCCTGAACCCACCACAATGCTGCACAATCAAAGGTCATAGCGCAAGATGTCCTTAGAATCTAAGGATCAAGGGGGTGGTGAGGGTGGTCAGCAGCAACCGGATAGCCGACACGGCACGGCAACTCCCCGCCGCACTGCGCCGCATTGAGCAGCAAGCCGCCAGCGACGCCGCACAGCCCCTCGCCGCCGCGCTCACAGCCGCTCAGAAGACGGCCACCCGGCAGTGGCTCCACGCCACCAGCCGGCAGGCCCTCCCGCCGCCCAGCGCCCTCGACCGACTCATCGCAGCCATCAAGCGACTGCTCGCTGACGCCTTTCGCGGCAAGGGCAAACTGGCCGCGGACACCATCCGCATCGCCGCTTTCAGCTCCGCACAGCTCAGCGCCAAGCAGGCCTCCGCGCTCGCCGCAGCGACGAGTGGAGAGCCCGTCCCGCCGGTGCAGCCCGTCATCGGCCCGGAGGCCACGGCCGCCGCCGACGCTGTTCCTGCCGCCGTCGAGGACGAGCACCACCGCGCTCTGGCGCTCCTGACAGCGGCGAGCGTCACCGCCCTCGGATTCGCGGGTGTCGCAGGGGTGTTCAACAGGGCCAGGCGTGCCGTCACCCGCATCGCCCGCCACGCCGCTGTCGCCGTCACCAGCGCCGCCGCATACGCCGCCGCAGCGGTCGCACGCGCCATCGGGCCCACCACCCGGCTCCTGTGGGTCGCTGAGCCCGGGGCGTGCCCCGCCTGCGCCGCCTACGCCGGCCGCAGCGTCATTGCCGGCCGCCGGTTCCCCGCCGCCCTCTCCCTCGACCCGCGGCGCACTGTGTTCGCCACCGCCCCGCTGGGGCCCCCGCTGCACCCGCACTGCCGCTGCTGGACTATCCCCTACTCCCCCACCTGGCCCGTCGACGGCACACGACTACCCGCCCTGCTGCGCCGGGCCGCACGAAACGAACGGAGGGCCTGATGGCCGACGACAAGCAGGAGCCGCCGAAGCCCCGCGGGACGATGGCCCGCGACCGGTGGGATGAGCTCCGGGAACTCCACGCCGAAGGGAAAGGCCGCAACGTCATCGCCCGCGAGATGGGCATAGCCACCGGCTGCGTCTCCCGCACCGCCGAACACCTCGGCCTCACCTTCGACCGGTCCGCCATCCAGGCAGCAACAGTGGCGCGCGTCGCCGACCTCGCCGAACGCCGGTCTCTCCTCGCCGAAAAACTCACCGACATCGCCGAGGAGTCGCTCCAGAAGATCCACGAGCCGACCACCGTGTACGCCTTCGGCGGCAAGGAGAACAGCTTCAACTCCGAGACCTTCCTCGAAGCCCCCCACGCCGAGCGGCGCATCCTCATCATGGCCGCCGGCGCCGCCATCGACCGCAGCCTCAAGCTCGCACCCCCCGAGCAGGCCACCGGCGGCGCCGACGAGGCCAAGTCGATGCTTGGGAAGCTTGCACAGGGCATCAGCGCCATCGTCAACGAGGGCGCCGAAACGCCTCCCGAGGTCGAGCTGTGACAAGGCTGACGAGCACTCAAACACGTCGCCAAATTGGTAGAATTGGCAGGTCAAACTACATACAGGACCCCCGCGACGGGGGCAACCGTCCGGGGGCACGGCCGACACTTTCGAGGAGTGCCGACATGACCAAGCGTACCTGCGACGTGCCCGGATGCGAACGACCGCACAAGGGTCACGGGCTCTGCGACACCCACCTCTATCGGCAGAGGAAGGGCCTCCCCCTGACCGCTGGTCTGCTGCGGCAGGAACGGGCTGGCCTCACCTGTTCCGCCGAGGATTGCGAGCGCAGCGTTGCAGGCAAGGGGCTCTGCTCGCTTCACTGGCAGCGGCAGCGCAACGGCCTCCCCATGGCGGCCCCTCTCAAGGTCGCGAACCTTGGCCAAGCGTGTGCGATCGAAGATTGCGACGAGCCCGCCCGCAAGCGCGGTTGGTGCACGAAGCACTACGCGCGCTGGCGTCAGCACGGAGACCCCCACGTGGTCCTGTCCCGGAAGGTCATCCGGCCATGCGCGGTGGAGGGCTGCGAGCGACCGTATTCGGCGGTCGGGATGTGCCATTTCCACCGACGTCGAGTTCTGACGGGCACGCCCATCGAACAGCCCCTGAAGACCGCGAAGGGCGGAGAATGTGCTGCCGACGGGTGCAGCAAGCACGCTCAGTACCGCAGCCTGTGTCGGTTGCATCGGCAGCGCCAGGACTACCAGGACGACCCGATTCCGTTCAAGGCGAAGACGGCGCGACGCAGGTACCAAGCAGCGCGAGGCATGACCAAATTCGACAAGGCCATATCGACCGCCTATCGAGCAGCGATCGCGACTGATCCCTGCGCGTACTGCGGAGGCCGTACCGCTGCGATGCAGATTGACCACCAGTTCCCTCTCAGTAAGGGCGGCACTGACCACTGGTGGAACCTGGCCATGGCGTGCGGTCACTGCAATCTGACGAAGCATGCTCGATGTGGTACGCGGTTCCGTCTCCTTCTGGGCCTGCTGTGCTGAACGCCGCCGATCTCGGAATGTCCCGGAAGCAGTTGGACTTCGTTGCGAACAGCAACGCACGAATCAACATCGCTTCCGGGTCAATCCGTGCTGGCAAGACCATCTCCACGCTGCTGCGGTGGATCATGTACGTGGCAACGGCGCCTTCCGGCGGCGAGCTCGCGGTCATCGCGAAGACCACCAACACCGCGGCGTCGAACGTCTTCATCCCTCTCCAGGACCCGAACCTCTTCGGCCCGCTGGCGCAGCACGTGCACTACACGCGGGGTGCGCCGACCGCGACCATCCTGGGTCGGCAGGTCCGGGTCATCGGGGCCAATGACAGCAGGGCGGAGGAGCGCCTTCGCGGAATGACCTGCGCAGGCGCCCTCGTCGACGAGGCGACGCTCGTACCGCAAGAGTTCTGGACACAGTTGCTGGGCCGCATGAGCGTGCCCGGGGCGAAGCTCTTTGCCTCCACCAATCCCGGGTCGCCGGCCCATTGGCTAAAGCGGGACTTCATCGACCGCCGTGACGAACTAGGCATCCGGTACTGGCACTACGTGCTCGACGACAACCCGTCTCTGGGCGACGACTACAAGAACTCGATCAAAAACGAGTTCGTGGGCCTCTGGTACCGCCGCTTCGTCCTCGGCGAGTGGATCGCCGCCGAAGGGTCCATCTTCGACATGTGGGACGAAGAGAAGCACGTCGTCGACACGCTGCCCGAGATCGCCAAGTGGATCAGCGTTGGCGTCGACTACGGCCAGACGAACCCGTTCCACGCCACACTCCTCGGCCTGGGCCGAGACCGTCGGCTGTACGCGGCTTCCGAGTGGCGGTACGACGGCCGCCAGCAGCGGCGCCAGCTCACCGACATCGAGTACTCGGAGCGCATGCGGGGTTGGCTGTCGAACGTCGCTGGCATCGGCCCAGTCCGCCCTCAGTTCGTGACGGTGGACCCTTCGGCGGCTTCGTTCTCTGCCCAGTTGCGGCGCGACAGGCTCACCCCGACCCCGGCGAACAACGCCGTGCTGGACGGCATCCGCACCATGGCCAGCCTCCTCTCGGCAGGCAAGCTCGTCGTCCACTCCTCGTGCAAGGCGCTGATCGGCGAGATGCCCGGCTACGCCTGGGATGACAAGGCGGCCGAGAAGGGCGAGGACCGCCCGATCAAGGTTGCTGACCATGGTGTCGACGCCCTCCGCTACGCGATCTTCACTACTCGTGCCCTGTGGCAGCGCCAGCTCGCCCTGGCCGCCTGACTGAAAGGAACCGTCATGCCGCTGCCTCCGTCTGGGAACACCCCGTGGCCGCCCCCTCGTCTGGAGATTCCGCACGCCGACATGGACATGTGGCGGGCCTGGTACGCCGGAGACACCGGGCATCTGGCGCAGGTGTACGGCGGGCCGGCGGCCTACACGCGGAATGGTGTGGCCCGCGCGTTCTTCGACGTCGACAAGCGGCGCGCGGTGGGCGGCGACGAGCTCAGGATGTTCTGGGGGCAGGACCCGTCACCGGGGCAGCAGGCGGCGAAACTGCATGTGCCGATCGGCGGGGACATTGCGGAGATGTCCGCGAACCTCCTGTGGGCTGAGGTCCCACAAGTGACGGTCGACCTCGACTCGACAGACAAGGCCACGGCGGAGACCACGCAGGCGCAGATCGGCCGGTACCTCGACGACCGGGGGCACGCGAAGTTCCGGGAAGCCGCCGAGCTGGCCGCCGGGTTGTCGAACGTGTACCTGCGGGCCGTCTGGGACACGTCGCTGCGCCCCCGCCCATGGTCGGATGTGATCCAGGCGAACGCAGTGGTGCCGGAGTGGCGTTGGGGGATGCTGGCGGCGGCGACGGTGTGGCGGGAGCTGGAGCCGCTGGACGACGCCGGGGGGGTGTGGCGGCTGCTGGAGTACCACACCCCGGGGGCTATCGATTACGGGGTCTACAAGGGCGACCATGCGACGCTCGGCATGCTAATGGAGTTCTCGGACCATCACGAGACAGAGTTCCTGGCGAGCCGCACCGACAGCCAGGGCCGGCAGGCGACGGGCGTGGACCGGCTGCTGATCACGCACATGCCGAACGTCCTCCCGAACCGAGTATGGGACGGAGTGCCGGACACGGCCCCGTTGGGCCGCTCCGACTATGCGGGCATCGAGCCGATGATGGATGCGCTCGATGAGGGCTGGACGTCTTGGATGCGCGATCTACGGCTGGGCAAGGCCAGGGTGGTGGTGCCGCAGGAGATGCTCGACACCAATGGGCCGGGGAACGGTTCCTCATTCGACTTCGACAGGGAACTGCTGGTTGCGGTGAGCGGGTTTCTGGGTGATGCCCAGAAACCGATTAGCGAGTCAATCACCGAGCTTCAGTTCAAGATCCGAGTCGAGGAGCATGAGCGGACCACGAAGGCTCTGCGCCGTCAGATCCTGGCGTCGGCCGGCTATTCGGCCCAGTCGTATGGCGAGGAAGGCTCGGTGGCGGTGACGGCGACGGAAGTGGCGGCCCGCAAGGAGGAGTCGCTGACGACCCGCGGTCTGAAGATCCTGTACCAGCGGCCGGCGCTGCTGGAGCATCTGACGACCCTGATGTGGGTGGATGTGACGCACTGCCGGGCGAAGGGTGTGGATCCGGCGGCGGAGCTGACCGCGAGTTGGCCGCAGGCGGTGCAACCGGACCCGGAGGCCACCGCGCGCACCCTTTCGCTGCTGGACGCGGCTGGGGCAATCAGCACGTTCATGAAGGTAAAGATGCGAGAGCCGTCCTGGGATGACGCGGAAGTGTTGACGGAGGTGCGGCGCATCCGCGACGACAAGGCGCAGACGCCATCCGGGGATCCGTTCAACACCCGCGGCGGGGAGCCGAACGAGGAGGAGCCTGACGACGAGGTCGAGCCGGGCTTCGACGAGGGCCAGTCGGAGGACCCGGAGGAGGAGGAGCCGGCGGGCTGGGGCTCTCAGCCTGCGTTGGCGGCCTAGCGGCGGCGGACGCCGCGCCGTGCGGGGAGTCGCCGGTATCGGGTGATCTTTCCACCCTTGGTGGCATGGGCTTTCTGGCGGGCGTAGCGGCGAAGTCTGGGGTTGGCGAAGAAGTAGCGCCATTGGGCTCGGCTCTTGAAACCGGCGTGTCGTCGGCCTGGCATGGTCACCTCCGTGCTCTCCCTGGAGTGTTCCCGCCGACCGCACGTGCACAACGCCTCGGGCCCGCCTGATGGTTCAGGACGGGCCCGAGGTGACGAGATGCTTCCGGATGAGCGAGCTTCAGCTCCTACAGTAGGCAGAAGCCACGCCCTGGCCTAGCAGGGCATTGACACGCCAGCTATAGAGTACGTGTCTTCTTTCCATTCGCCGTCAACCTTCACGTAGACAAGCACCTCGATGCCGGGAGTATTTCCGCAGCCGACGTTCTTCGTGGGGGCGAAGCATCCGCGAGTGAATGGGTTATTGATCACGCTCTCGGCGCAAAGCGTCTGACCGGCGGCGTCGCTACTCGGGAATCTGACTGCCCCCTTGACGAGCATCTTTTGGTAGATCGATGCGTTCTGTATCACCAGGACACCCTGTGCGCCGCCGCTGGAGTTGACGACTATGCAGGGCTTGAAGTTGTAGTTGCCTTCATCGGGGCCGGAGGCGGCCCAGTGCTGCTCCCAAGCGCTACAGTGCCAGTTGGAGTTCGTGTCCACTTCCTTCCAGTTCACGGTGGCGGCGGCGGCAGTGCCAGCGTTGAGAGTGATGGCGGCGGTGGCGCTGACGGCCAGGGCTGCAAGGCGGATCGAAGTGCGCATAGTTCACTCTTCCTCGAATTGGAAATTACGAGACGGGCGCAGCGTTCATGATCAGCTGTCCCGAGTAGGTGAGGCTACGCAGGCCGCGCTTGGTTCGTCTAGCAGGATTTAGGGCGTTGAGATCATGCCATTCCTGCCGTCTTAATCTGCCCTATTGGGGCTCCGCGGGTGAATGGTCGGGCTTGGCCGCAAGCTCTCCCACTTCCTCCAGGATGTATCCGGTGCGGCGAGGTGCCCCGTCGCGGGTGGTGGCCGTGGCGTGGAGCTGGGTGACTTCAATGGCGCGGCGGCGGATCTCTCGACCGCTGCTGGTGAGCGTGGCGATGTCGACCTTGTTGAGCCCGTAGACGCCTGGCTTCCCGATGAGTTCGTCGACGACCTTGATCCGGGTGTGGCGCTGCTGGGGGTCGGACTTGCTCGGTGACGCGGACCGGTAGGTCTGTCCGGGTTGGATCATCGCGGGGGCTCCTGAACGCTGAAGTCGTGCCGGTGGCCTTCGGGGCAGCGGCGGCAGAATCCGGCACCGTACTGGTCGCGGTACCAGTCGCGGTGGACGTCGCCGGGGTGGCCGCAAACAGGGCATGGGGTGGTGCAGGTGTAGGGGGTGCAGCCGTTCCGTGCGTCGACCTGGGTAGTGCCTCCACAGACTCGGCAGGTCGTGACGGTCGGATGGGATGTCATCGCGGGGGCTCCTGGGTGGTGGTGTCGTGGGCGGCGACCCGGAGGCGGGCGTCTCGCAAGGGTGACTTGGCCTGGAAGAAGTGGCCGCGCCGGTACTCCCGGATCCGCTCCCCGTCATCGCCGCTCAGGGTCAGGTAGCTGATGGAGCCGTAGGCGCTGAGGAGCCGGACTGCGGCCTCCTCGGCTGCCTGCTCGGTCTCGACCGAACGGGGCTTGATGTGGGACGTCGGGTACTGCTGGTGCCGTCCGTCGCGGATGCCGCCGGTGATGGGGTGCAGGGTGAGCATGTGTTCTCCTCGGGTTGTGGGCTGCCGTGCCGTACACAGCAGCCCAGGGGCGGTCAGGTGGTGGGCGATGCGGTCGGGGTCATCCCGACGCCGCGACAGTCCGGGAGGCCACTGGCAGCCTGCCCGTCCTCGTCACGCGCCCAATGCCGGGGCAGGAAACCGGCCCGGGTCAGCTTGTACTCCCTGCCGCAGACGCGACACTTCCCCCGTGCGCTGGTCTTGGTGGCCATCGGTCGCTCCTCGTTGGGGCGGTCAGAAGAATTCGCGGCGGTCGAAGGCGTATCCGCCGGAGGTGACGTAGCGGTGGTCGTCGTCGCTGCGAAGCCGGGCCCGAAGCGGGTAGCCCTCCCGGCCGGTGGTCGCCTTCATCGTCTCGACCATTTCGTCGGTGGAGAGGTCGATCCCGTACTCATCCCGGATGGTGACGTCGGGGGCGCGGAGGAAGTGCTCCCAGTCGGGGAGCGTCGTGATGCCCAGGGAATTGTGGGCGCGGAAGAGGAACCGCCACCCGGCAGCGGTCTGCCCGATGTGGAGCCCTTCTCCGTCGGGGTTGCCGCCAGGGAAGGGGCCGAACGCGTAGTAGTTGGTGGACATGGGTCACTCCTCGTCTCGGTCGTATCGAGCGTCCCAGTACCGGTCGTCGGCCTGGGCGGTTTCGCGTGCGGTGTCCTCCCACGGCGGCAACGGGGCCGGGGCCGGCGGCGGGGTCACGGGGTGGACCCGTGCAGGTCGGCAGTCAGGAAGTAGTGGTTGCGGGCGGAGTCTCGGCAGTACGCCGCGCTGTGCCCTGCGTGGCGGGCGCACGGGGCGTAGACGGTGCCGTCGACCGCGACCGTCTTGCCGCACAGGGGCAGCGACAGCTCGTCCGGGCAGGTGCAGTCCGGGGAGTCGGGGACTCGGCACGGGGCGGGGTGCTCGCGGCGCATGACCTCCAGCTCGGCCTCCGCCTCGGCCATCTCGACCGCCTCATCGATCGGAGCGGCGTTCAGCCCGAGAGCGTCGAGGAGCAGGTCGGTGTCGATGGTGGAGTTGCACTTGTCGTCGGCTTCCTCGGCCAGGCGCTCCACAGCGGCCAGGCGGGACCCGGCGGCCTCCAGCTCGGCAACCCGGGCCTCGGCGGCCTCCGCACGCTTCCGCCACCGGGCCTTGCCGCCCTGGTGGTGCTCGATCTGACGATTCAGGTCGGGCAGGGTATTCCGCTCCAGGAAGCGGCCCTGCTCCTCCAGCTCATCGACCTGCGCCCGCAGCCCGCGCACCCGGCCCTTCAACTGGGCCTCGCTGGTCTCGGCCTCCTCGGTGCGCTCGCGCCACCGGTACATCTCGGCCCGCAGTCGGTCGACCTCGGCCAGGAGGTCGCGGGCGAACAGGTTCCCGAGCGAGTAGTTGCTCATCTCGGCAACGTGCGACCGGATCCGCTGTTCGTACTCTGGGGTCATCGGGGTATCGGTCATCGGGGTCCTTCCGGAGATTGGGCGGGATGGTTGGCGGCGGCGGCCGGTCACGACTCGTCGCTTTCGTCACAGGTGGGACAGGTGCAGGGGTGATCCAGGGCCTGCCAATAGGCGCGGTGCCCGGCCAGTCCGGCGGCCAGCCAGTCATCCCCGACCAGGAACTGGGGACGGCGCTCAGCCCAGAAGGCGACCGCCTCGTCCAGCGGCACCTGGTCGTAGTCGGGGTTGAAGCCGTGGAACTTCATGATGGAGATCCACGAGTGCCGGGTGGTGTCGTAGGAGGCCCGGGACATGCTGTAGCCGGAGGCCGGGTCGATGTCGTCGAGCGCATTCCCCTGCACAAGGCATAGGGCGATGCGGAAGTCGGCCATCGATGTCCGGTAGTCCACGATCTGTTCGGGGCTCCATCCGGCTTCACGCTGCTCGCGCGGCGACATGGCGATCCGCCTGATTCGGCTTGCCGCCGTGTGCACGGCTCGCCGCTTGGCCCGGTCGACATCCCCCGAAGGTGCCTCCTGCGCGGGGGCGGCCACGCTCAGAGCGGGCGACCCCTTCGGATAGTCGGAGAGGTCGAACAGCACGTCCACCTGGCGGCGAGTAGCCATGACGGTCTCCTAGGCGGCGAGCGCGAGCTTGGTCGCGGCGAGGCGGTAAGCAGGCTTGCGCGGCCGGTAGATCGCGGCGATGAGGGCGACGGCGGCCCGGGTGTAGCGGGTGCAGATCCGTGCGGCGCCCTTGCGGAAGGTGCGGCCGACGGCGCCGACGACACCGGCCTTCTCGACGTTCTTCCGGAGGGAGCCAGCGACCGACTGGGCTTCGCGGGGCGTGAGGCCGGCGGCCAAGCAGTGGGTGGCGAGGGTGCCGGCACCGGTGCGGCGGATGCGTGCGGCGGCCCGGCTGGCGGTCTGGCGTGCGCGGAGTGTGGCGCGGCGGGTGCGGTTGCTGGCGATCACGGGTCCCCCTCGGGTGGTGCTGTGCGGATGGCGGTGGGGCCCGACCCCGTGGGGTCGGGCGGTATCAGTAGGCGGTGACCTGGGTGCGGTAAGCGCGGATCGTCCGACCCCAGATCCAGGCGTGACCACCCGGCGCGATCACCCCGGTCAGCAGCTCCCGCTCCACCGCGGCGATCTGGTCGGCCGACACGCTGCGACGGACGGTTCCGGGGACGGTGTAGCCGCCGTCGCGCTCGATGAGGCGCACTTCGTGCAGCGGCGGCACGGGGAGCACGGTCGGCCCGTAGACGACGTAGGCGATGAACCCGAGCTCGATGTCGCCGACGAGGCGGATCGCGTTGAGGAGGCGGTCGGTGTCGGCGTCGGCCTGGGCGACCTGGGCGGCGAGCTTGGGGCGTGCGCCCAAGAGGGACGCGTGGTAGGCGTGAGCGTTCCGCTCGGCTTCGAGGCTGTGGAAGCGGCCGTGGTCGATGTGGGTGGCGAGGTTGTGGATGCGCCGGTCGAGGTCGGCGAGTTCGGCGTGGAGGTCGTCGTCGGTGTGGAAGCCGAGGTTGTCGATCATGGATACCCCCTGGGTGACGATGTGCGCGTGCTGGGGCCCGGCCCCGTAGGTCCCGGCGGGAAGGGCTAGAAGTGCGGGTCACGGCGGGGGCACCGTGCGTGGTGCTCGTCGGAGACCCACGTCATCTGCGTCAAGGGCGAGCCGCAGTCGTCGCACTCGGCGGGGAAGACGCGGACCGTCTCCCCGAACGTGGGGTCGACGACCTGGACGATGCGGATGATCAGACCCTTGAGGTCCTGCACGTGCCACTCGTTGACGGTGGCCCCGTTCTCGCGCAGCTCGTCGAGGTTGGCCTCGGCCTGCCCGATGGACTCGCTGCCCCGGAAGATCCCGTGGTCGTCGAAGTTGACGACGGCGGTCCAGTCGATTCCTGTCGTGGCCTTCATGGCGTCTCCCCTGCTGGTTCCCCTTGGCGACCCCTTGCTCGGGGTGTAGCTACACCTTAGACTCGGGTGTAGCTACACCGCAAGTCGTTCAGCCCAAGAATCTGTAGCTACACCCGAGAGGACAGAAGATGACGCAGGTAGCTACACCTGGATACGGTCAGGGCATGTCGCCGAATATGCCCAAGACCCCGCCCCGCCAGATCCGCATCGGCGATACCTGGTACGACTTCGACGCCGCCGCCAAAGCCATGGGCACCGAGCGCGCAGCCGTAATCCGCGAGCTCATCGACTGGTACATCCGGGAGCCCGGAGCCAAGCTCCCCGAGCGGCCGGGCCGCGACGTCGTCACAGCCGCCCGCGAGGCTCGCACGCTGAGGCAGGAGTCATGACCCACGAGCACGGCCCCTCGCTGCGAATCCGCAGGGTCAACGCACAGGGTGCAGTTCGCTACCACGATCAAGCGGATGCCAGCGCGGTCTATCGCGTCTACAACGATCAGCACGACCTGATCTACGTCGGCATGAGCTACGAGCCCGACGCCCGAGTTCGAGTCCAGCGTCGCGAGAAGCCTTGGGGGCACGAAATTGCTTACTACGAAGCTGACTGGCATCCCGATAGAGCGGCCTGTCAGCGTGCGGAGCGGGCTCTCATTGAGAGTCGGCAACCTCGCTACAACGTGACCTACACGCCTGAACATCAGAGGCGCAGCCTGCTTCACCTCGGCGCCCAGCAGATCGCCGAAGGCCGAACCACCGGCAAGCGTGCCGACATCAAGACGAAGGCCGACCCCGGGAGCACCGCATGACTGACCGACTGGCGGCCTTCCTCCGCGCCCGGTTCGCCGAGGCGCTGGAGCAGGCCCGCTTCGCGAGTGGCGTGGTGGTCAAGGAGTCTGGCCGTCTCGGCGTCAACCCCAAGGAAGCCGAGAAGCACGCTCGGTTCTCCGTTGCCGCGGCGGAGGTGCATCTCACGCTTCTGGAGGACACCGTGATCCCGTACCTGGGTGCGGGCGGGGAGGCCGGCCAGACTGCTGAGTACCAGCTGCGGCTCCTCGCCGCCCCCTATGTCGAGCACAGGGACTACCCGCACGACCAGGGCTAGTTCCGCAGATCACCCCCGCCGCCCCTACTCCCCCGGCAGAATGCCCTCATGGCGAGGTTCACGGTCCACGGTGCGACGCAGCGCGAATGCCAGGACGCCCTGGACGACCTGCGCCGGCTGCTGCACGTCGAGGTGACCCTGCCGCCCACGGACCGGCTCGGCGGGGCATGGATCGCCCGCGCCACGCGAAAGGCCCCAGACCAAGAGGTCCGGGGCCTAGCCGTTCGGTGAGCCGTAGGTAAACGCCCGCAGGGGGCGCGAGGTTTCGGGCGTTCACACCATGGGGTGGTCGGCTTCGATATGGGTCCTCAAACGCTTACGGGTGTCGTTGTGTCATCTGAAGCGCTATTGCGCCTACGGACCGCGTCACCCCTCACCCTCGTAGCCGGCAAAGCAGAGCAGGCGAGGGGTGACGCCTCACAGAGGAATCAGCTATGGATCAATCCCCTGCGGGCCAGGGGCTTAACGCCTCCGGCCGCGACCAGGCGGCGCCTGGTCGCAGTTCTCATCCGGCCACCGACTCGGTGTTGGTGTTGGTGGGCGGCGTGTCGTTCACCGAGCTGGTCGCCGTGGAGGGGGTGGACCCCTGGTTGGCGATCGGCCCGGCTGTGACGCTGGTTGCGTGCTTGAAGTTCGCGGTGTATGCCCCGGCTGGTGTCGGGTTGTTGCGGGACAAGGTGCTTCGGTTCATCCGTTCCTGACCTCCTCCCGTTGCTGCGCCCCGGTTCGCCAGTTGATTGCTGGCGGGCTGGGGCGTTTCACTTGTACACGCTAAGTCAACGTCCATAGCGAATTCCGGTTCTTGAATCTGTGGCGGCGTCACCCGTTTGGAGGATGTGGCGTTGTGGGTCTAGTCACGGCCACACACACCGTGACTGTGCCTATGTCATATGCCAGAAAGCTGACGGTGTGACTCCGGGCAGCGCAACAGGCCCCGGTCTGCTCGCTCCGGGGCCTGTTGCGCGTCGAGAGGTCAGCCGAGGGTCACGGACAACTTTCCGGCTTCAGCTTCCTTTCCGGTCAGCTGGACCTTCCCGCGGTGGGACACCTCGACCTGGTAGAACTTCTCCCCCTTGGGCACGTCCGGGACGCTGACCTCGAAAGCGCAGGCACCGCCCGTGTACTTGGACTTGCCGAGATTCCCGGTGGCGGCCACTTTCCCGGCCCCGTCGTAGACGGTGACGGACGTTCCTTCAGCGATGTCGTCGTAGCCCTCGGTGCCGATGCAGCCGTCGCCGTCTGGGGTTGCGCCATCGGTGAGGGCGAAGGCGCCGGTGAGGGTGAACGTGGCTGGTGCGGGCGGCTCCTGGTTTGCGGTGATCGCCCAGGCTGCACCGACGGCGCCGGCACCTACGGCCAGGCCGAGGATCCCGGCAAGAAGCGGTGAGGGCCGCTTCTTCGGTGCTACGACCGGGGGTTCGGCGGGCATGGGCGGGGCTTCGTGGGCGACGGGTGGCTCGACTGGCGGCGGTGTTTCGGTACTCATGGTCCCCCCAGGGATGGTGTGTGCGATCGGAGGTTATCGGCGGGTGGGTCGCCTGGTGGGCGAAGTGATCAAATTGGGTTAGTTCCGGTTCTGGGTCTTCGCGATGACGCCGCGGGTGGTGCTGGTGACGGTGCGCTCGTCGTGGTGGACGGTGCCGTGGAAGTGCTGCACAACCGGCTGCGGGGCGGCCTGGTTGGCGTCCTTGACCTTCGCGACCAGCCGGGCGACGGCGAGGGCTGCGACGGCTGGCGAGCCGAGGATGATGCCGAGGGCCCACGGTTCGATCTGGCCGACGATCCACAGGGCGCCGCCGATCGGCAGGGACGCCACGGACACGGCCTTCAGGACCCCGCTCGCGTCGATCGCCCACTGCGACATCGGGGGCGGGCCGGGCTGCTGGACGGGCGGGTTGGGGCCGACCGCGGGGAGCGGGGTGTTGTCGCGGTACGAGGTGACCTGGCCGGCGAAGAGGGCTTCGTCGACGGCGACCACGAGCTGGTCGGCGTTGCGGCGGATGGTGGTGTCGGGCTGCCCGGCGACGGGCTGCTCGGGCAGCTGCATGAGGGGCTCCTTCGAAGTGAGTACGGGGGCGTTGGACCCTGCCTGAACCGTGTCCAGCGGTGGCGTTTCCGCAGGTGGCGACCCTGCCCACACCCTGCCTGAACGAGCTGGGTGCGGTTCCGGGCCGGGGCGACCCTGCCCGCGCGGGGCAGGGTCGGGGCAGGGTGGCCGATGGGCTGACCTGCGGTGATGAACGGCCGGGCAGGGTCGGGGCAGGGTGCAAATGTGATCTATAGGGCGGCGTGGAGGGCGGCGAGCTTGAACCCGCGACCCTCCCCGCCGTCCGCGGTCGACACCTTCACGGCCTTCAGCTCGACCTCTTCGGCGTCCAGGTCGGCGGACAGGAGCTTCCCGGCCCGCGACCCGTACTGGGCGTCGCTTTCCGTGTCGCCCCGCTCGTATCGCTCGTCGACGGTGGCCAGGTGGGCGAAGACCTCGCCGCGGGTCGCTTCGCCGCGGCCGGTGGCGGTGACGGCCTTGACGATGTGGTCGAGGATCGTGGGCTCCGCCTCGGCCTGGACTGCGGTGCCCTTTCCGGTGGGTCCGCCGGCGACCATGCTGATTCCGGTGTCTGCCTTGAGCTGGTCTTCGATCGGGTCCGGGCAGTGCAGGGGCAGCCGGCTTATGGCCTGGCGCAGCGCCATGCCTGCTTTGGCGGCCTTCCCGAGGTCGCCGTTCTCGACGTCGACGAAGAGGCTGCGGGAGTCGATGAATCCGGTGTCGGGGGTGGTGAGCATGCCGCGCCCGCGGGTCGACTTGCTGTTTTCGATCTTGCGGGCGTTGTAGCCGTCGTCGGCTGCACCGTCGCCGAGGATGACGTTCGACGCGGTCGTGGAGTCCACTCGCATCGCCCACCGGGCCGCACAGTTGCCGCGGAGCCGGGAGGGGACGACGTCGACCTTCGGGTACTGGGTGGCGAGGACGAGGACAATCCCGACGGCGGCACCGACGGCGGCGATCTGGGCGAGGAGTTCGACGATCTCTTCGGCGTGCTGGCCGTTGAGGCCGCCCTTGACGGTGTAGGTGGCGAGCTCGTCGACGATGACGAGCTCGATGCCGCCGAGCTGCTCCAGGAGTTCCTCGGTGGCCTTGGACACCCCCAGGTCGACGAGGATCTCGGTGCGGCGTTCCAGTTCGCCGACCAGCACCTTGAGGAACTGGAGGAGCCGTTCGGGGTTGCGGCGGACGAACGTGTCGAGGGCGGGCGCAAGGCCGACGTACTCGCCGGTGCCCTTCCCGTCGAACAGCCTGACTCGGATGCGAGGGTCGAGCATGGCGCCGACGAGAATGTTCGCGACGGCCATGCCCTTCCCGGACCGGGTGGTACCGCCGACGAGCAGCGAGTAGTCGGAGATGGTGGCGAGGACGATGCTGCCGCGCTTGTCGAAGCCCAATGGGAGCCCGTCACGCCAGGCGTTGACCTTGTCGGTGGTGCCGATCAGCGGGTTGGGGACGGTCCGGCCGAACGGGTCGGTCATGCTGACCCACAGGCTGAGGTGGTCTTCGCGGCCTTCGTGGCGGATGTCCATCTGGTGGCGGGGGACGCCGAGCGCGGAGGCGAGGGGCCCGGATTTCTTCTGGACGTCTGCGACTTCGACGCCGCCGGTGACCTCGATGTGTGCGAGCCACGCCCGCCCGTCCTGGATGACCGGGGACCGGAACACGACGGCCTGATCGCCGCGGATGATGCCGGCGTCGCGGAACGCCCGGTCGATCATGTCGTCGGTCATCCGGTCGCCGTTGCCGATCTTCGCGTCCCGGTCGGTGTACACCTCGCCGCCGTTGGTGCGTCGACCGATCAGGGCGAACGCGAGGAGCGCGGAGCCGGTCGCGATGACACCGCCAGCGCCGCCGATCAGATAGATCCCGGCCCCTTCCGGCACGGCGATCGCAGCGGCGACAAGGGCGCCTCGCGCCCCGCGCCGCGTCCGGGCGTCCCGCTGGGCAGACCTGTACTTGCTCATCGCGGTGACGGACCCGGCGAACGCCTTATCCATCTCAGCGCGCAGCTTGTCCTTCTCGTTGCCGGGGATGAGCCGCAGGCCGTGACCCCACTTCGCGCTTTTGTAGCGGTCCTGAGCCTGCCGCACTTCATGCCGTGCGGTGGCGACCTGGACGCCTTCGGTGCCCTGCACCCACAGGAACGTGCGGCACATCCCGCGGAAGACCTGGGCGCCGTGCCCGTGCTCGGTGGACTGCCGGCGCACCCACCGGCGGAACGCCCGGGTGGAGTTGAGCTTCCCGACCTCGGCGCGGGTTCGCCATCCGGCGGAGGTGCGCGCCCACTCCGGAGTGAGGGGCATGTCGCCGAGGAGGTCCGGCCGGTTGTGGGGAACATCCGCGGTCTTCTGGAGGAGGGGGCTGTCGGCCTTGTCGGCAAGGCTGGCGATGAGCCGCTCCCACTCCGGGTCGGGTGTGCTGGCGGGGGTGGTCTCGACGCTCACTGGGTGTCTCCCTGTGTTTCGGCGCGGACTGCGTCGCGAAGGCGGACGGCGTACTCGTTGGATCCGCCGCCGATGACTTCGCGGACCTTGCGGGCAGACAGCCGTTCGAGGCCGCCGAGGGCGTCGGCGAGCTTGCGGACCGCGTCAAGGTGATCCGGCTGGAGCGGCTTCAGCGGGGTCTTTCCGGAGGTGCGCCCGGATGCCTGCTTCCCTTTACGCCCAAGGGCTCCAGGCCCCTTCGAGTCGGCCGGGCGGCGGGCCTGCGACCCTCCCCCTGCACCATCCTTCGGTCCGCCCTCTGTGGGCTTCTGGGAGGGTCCGCTGTCACCGCCGTCGGGCCGAAAGATCTCGGCGAGGAGCCGGTCGACCGCTTCGCTCTCGGGGGTGCGGTCGACGTTCGACAGAACCGAGTTGATCGCAGCGCGGGCTTCCTCGCGGCCGGCGAGCGTGTCCGCTGTTGTAGCGAGCGGCAGGAGGTGGATGTTGTCCCACGCCTGCTGCCACGCGGCCTCCCGGGTGATGGCTCCGGTGGGGTGCGCGACGATGATCCGCTCGTACTCGGCGAACTCCTGAGGGAACAGCGTCCTGCGCCGCTCGTCCTCGGTTGCGTGGACCTTCGCGAGCGCCCGCTGATCCCGTGCCCGCTTCTTCGCTGCGGCCTTCGCGGCGGCCCGCTGCTCCAGGCTCCGGGTGTCGGCGGCGGCCCTGCCTTCGAGGAAGTCCCGGACCTCCGCAAGGACCGGGCCGATGACCGAGGTGGCGGCCAGGGCGACACCGGCGACGATGCCGTACTCGTCGGTGCCGTGCGCCAGGTTGATGTACCCGGCGACGGAGGCGAGTGCGGCGGTCAGGATCCAGAACGGCCACCGGGGCAGGCCCTTGCGGTGCGCCCACCGGGTGCCGAGGACACCGACCCAGGCGAGGAGTTCCAGGAAGAACGGGATCGGGCCGAGAAGCCACGCGGTGCTGGGATTCTTCTCGCCTTCCTTGTGGAGGGTGAGGAAGTACGACAGCTGGGCGGGGAGTGCGGCGAGGAGCCCGAGGACGACGGCGACGTTGACGATGAGCTTGAACGCGGTGCCGTTGTCGGCGCTGGCCTCGCGGCGCCTGGCCTTGAGTTCGGCCTTCTCGTCCTTGGCGGCTTCGGTGACGGCTTCGAGCTTCTTCTTCAGCCCGGCCTGCTTGACCTGTTCGGCGAGGAGGTCGGTGGCGGTCTTCGCAGCCCCGGCTTCGGCGGCCTGGGCGCCAGCGGTGCGGGCGGCTTCTGCTTCGGCGGCGATGCGTGCCGCCTCGGCGCGGGTCTTCTTGGCGGTGGCCTCACGCTCCTCCCAGGAACGGTAGTCGGCACTCATGACGGTGTGTCCTTCCGGGACGGGTGGGGGCGAGTGGGTTCGGCTCTGTGGTGCGACTAGGCGTTCTTGCGCCGGGCGGGGAGCCAGAGGCGGCGCTTCGGCTCGGGCTCGTCCTGCGGCTCGGGCGCGGTCGCGGGGACGGTGGGCGCGGCAAGGGCCCGGCAGGTCTCAGCGTGCTTCTGCGCCCAGGCGCGAGCGGCACGGTCGCCCTTGTCCTGGTTCTGGAACTCGGTCACGCCGGGTCGGCGGTAGTTCGGATAGCTGTCGGCCCAGGTCTGGACGGTGACGGCCCTGCACCCGGTGCAGACAGCGCGGGTCGCCTTCTTCTTGCCGTCCTCGGCTTCGTTCCGGTGGGTGAGGTCGACGGTGGCACCGACGAGGGTGAGGTAGCGGGCGATGACGTTCTCGGGCCAGGCGGTCTGCGTGGTCATGGCGGTGCCCTTTCGGGTCAGATGCGGGCGGTGGCGGGGTTCTTGCCGCGGAGGTGGGTGAGGGTCGCGACGCCGAGCCCGAAGCCCAGCAGGATCGGCTGGGCGGCGATGAACTGCACGGTCGCGGCGACGGTGGTGGCGACCGTCTGGGCCAGTCCCGGGAACAGGACCAGCAGTGCGAGGGTGAGCAGGATCCAGAGCAGGTTTTTCACGGTTCGGCCCTTCCTGGGCTCGGTGGTGAGTGGAGGTCGGTCGGTGGCGCCCCGGGCCGGAGTCGATCCGGCAGCCTCACGCCGTGATCCGGGGCGGTGGGTCAGCGGTTCAGCCAGCCGGCGCGGCGACTGTCCCCGTCCGCGGCAACGACCCGCTCGACGTAGGCGGCGACCTCCTGGCCGCGGGCGTTGCAGCCCTTGGTGGTCAGCGCCGCCGAGAGGGTGCCGGTCCGGAACGTGGCTGCGGCCTCCTCGTCACCGCCCTTGACGGCCTCGCGGATGTCCTTGGTGAGTGCGGCGTGACCGGTGACCTCGGCCCTGGTGTCGCTGATCCTGCTGAACAAGCCCATGACGTTCTCCGTTCGGGTGGGGGTTGGTGACTACCGGGCGGTCTCGGCGGCGAGGGCGGCCTCTCGAACGTCGGCGAGCGCGTTGGCGATCCGGGACTCGTCCCCGTCGGCCGCCTCGCGGAGCTGACGGCCAGCGTCGAGCTGGCGGGCGATGTCGTCGTCCGTCATGCGACCCGGGGCGGTGAGGGTGCCGCTGTCGATCACGGTGAGCATCACGTTGGCGGCGGCCTGACGCTCAGCAGGGGTGGATCCGGGCATGGCAGTGCTCCTTGGGGTGGTCGAGGTGGTGCGGGGAGTGCTCTGGGCCCGAGCCGATCGGGCAGCCTCTCGCCGTACTCCAGAGCGGATGGGGCAGGGCTCAGGCGGCGGCCTGAGCGTTCAGGCCTCGGATCTCGTCCATCAGCCGCGGCGAACCCGGGCTGGTCTGGTCGAGGTCGATCGCGGCGAGCATCACCGCCGACATCTGGTCGCGGTCACCCACCGACCACGCGGCACGGAACTCCGACAGGAGACTGACCGCCAGCCGGTCGGCGGCCAGCTGCTCGGCCTGAGCGACGCTGATCGACGCACGTCGGCGGGCCGCGAGAGAGGAAACGGTCGCTGTGTCCGCGTCGGACAGAACAGCCAGGTCAGTCGTGGACATGAGGTACGGAGACATGGGGGTGCCCTTCGAGTGGTGGAGTGGAGTGAAGAAGAGGTGGGGGTGGAGAGCCGCGCCCGGCCGGCCGGGGGATGTCGCCGACGGGGCGCGGCAGTCAGTGGGGTGCTACTTGCGGCGGGCTTCCTGCCGGGCCATCTGGGCCCGAACATCAGCAGCCGCCTGGTAGTCACGGCGGCACGCATCCGGAGTCGCAGGCTCCGCGACGATCGTGTTCTCGCGGGGCTGCTCGGCCGCGGCCATCAGAGACGCCGCAGAGCGATCAGCCGGCGGCGAGCCGGAGACTCGGCGGGGAGGGTGACCGACCCCTGGGAGACGACAGCCGGACGGCGACGGTACGACGCCATCTCGTGGGCCTCGCGGTCCGCAGCAGACATCGGGGCCGACGGCGGGGTGATCGGCGGGGTCATGCCGCCACCTCCGACGGGGAGGCGGGGCCGTTGGGCGTCGCGAGGAACTCGACGACAGCCGTGCGGGGGATGGTGGTGAGGGTGCGGCGAATCTGCCCGCTCCCCCGGCTGGTCGAGCGAATGCGGCCGGTCTTGACCGCTCGGTAGACCGTCGCCGGGTGGACGCCGATGAGAGCGGCCACCTCAGGGACGGTGAGGGAGTCCTGAAGGTCGTCGAGCACTGCATCGAGTGCGTCGCGGGGAGACATGTGCGGTCCTCCGGATTCGGGCAGGGGCAGGGGGAGTCAGTTCCACTTGGCTATGCAAGTGGCGACACCCCTGACGATAGGCCGAACCAACTTGGCTATGCAAGTGCCGCGACTGTTTTGCCTTCGAGCGAGTCGCCGGGAGCAAAAAACGCCCCCACCGGGAAGGTGGGGGCGTTGGCGGTACGGACGATGCGGGGCTACACATCGATCACGTAGCGGAAGGCGTGCCGATCGCAGGGGACGATGGAATCGAGCACCTCGATGGCGTCGCCCGCCGAGTCGTAGGCCGTGCGCAGCACCCTGGCCACCGGTACACCGTCGGGGATGTCGAGTTGATCCACCTCGTGCGGGTACGGCATCCGAACGTCGAGGTCCTCGATGAACTGAACGATGCGGCGACCGATCGGCCCATCCGGGTCTTCGATGTAGGCGTTGGCACCACCCTTGATCAGTCGGGCTTCCGCAAGTCGCGTGCCGCCAGCGACCTTTGCGTCGTAGTAGCAGTCGACCAGCTGCATCGGGGTGTCGTCCGTGACGAACAGGAACCGCCGCGCCACGACCGGGGCCCCGGTTTCGATCCCAAGCAGTTGAGCGACGCGCTCGGGGGCAGCCGTCTCGACCACTTCCCGGATGACCTGCTTCGGCTTCTGCCCCTGGGCTTCAGCTTCCGCGTTGAAGTTCGACTTCCCCGTACCTCGACGGGCGCGGTAGATGCTGCCCGTCTGCCTCAGATTGACGTGCGGGCGCTCACGAACGAACGCCCCCTTGCCCTGCTTCGAGGTGATGAGCCCTTCGGCCCGCAGCAGAGCGATGCCCTTACGGACCGTGGTCCGGGTCACGCCGAAGCGATCCTTCAGCTCGTTCTCGGACGAGAGCTGGTCGCCGGGCGCGAGGTCGCCTCGGAGGATCTCGGTGCGCAGTTCGTTGGCCACCCTCTTGAAGGGGTGCTCGTGTGCGGGGTTTGGTGACATCACGCTCCTGTCGAGTGGGTACTCAAGTCAGCGTAAGGCCACCGGTCGCAAACGCGCCTAATCCTGACGCGCCACCCATCCTGACCAGCGATTTACTCGAATCTTGATCACGGGCCCTGCTGGCCGTTGGGCTCGATACTGCGCGTACTTGTCTACCAATGACTCCACAAGTTCCTGTGCATGTTCGTTCTCAAGCACCTCGGCTTCACCGTCGGCCCGGACCCACCAGAGTTGATCCCAGTCGTCGTCGTAGTGGTCGACAAGGAGAGTGACCGTCGGGTTCTCGGCGATGTTCCGAAGGCGCTTCAGATTGAAGGTGGACTTCGGTTTGTGGTCCACGGCGATCACGACAGCGTCGTCAGCAAGGGCGTAGGTGGCCGGCACCAGGTGGGGTTGCCCCTCGGAATCAACGGTGCCAAGCCTGAGTACCCGGCCGCGCCCGAAGGCCTCCTGGCACTGCCTCTCCGTCATCTTCATGAGGCGCAAACTACGCCCGCATCGCCCCAGTCGCACTACTTGCATACCCAAGGCGAGCAAGCTAGCGTCTCCACCAACGCCACTTGCATATCCAAGTTGGAGGAATCGGTGACGAACGACCCCACCTCCGAGCGCACCGCGCTCTACCGCTTCTACGACGCCGACGGAAACCTGCTGTACGTCGGCATCACGAAGGACACGCAGCACCGCTTCGCCTCCCACCGCCGAACGAAGTCATGGTGGCCCGAGGTTGACCGCAACGAGATCGCATGGCTCGACTCGCCGGCTTTGGCTGAGGAAGCCGAGAAGGAAGCCATCGCAAGAGAGAAGCCACGTCACAACGTGAGCGCCAACGCGATGAAGGTGGCCAAGCTGACACCCCCGGGGAAGCGAGTCGGCTACAAGGACATCGCCGACGACCTTCGGCGTGCGATCCTCTCCGGCGAGTACGCCCCTGGATCCCGACTGCCTGGGCTGAACCAGCTGATGCGGGAGTACGCGTCGGCTGAGAGCACCGTGCGCCAGGCGTTCGCGACCCTCAAGTCGGAGGAGTTGATTCGATCCCGCCAGGGGGCAGGGATCTTCGTTCGTGACCTGGACGCCAACCGAAAGGTGGCAGTCCCAGCGGACCAACCGCAGCAGGCTGCCGACCTCTTGGCGCGCCACATGTCACCCAGCGCCTTGCGTGAACTCGCCCAGGAACTGATGCGCAAGGTGCAGCCCTGACCCACAGGGCACCAACCAATTTCAGACAAGTGGCCGAATAGTACAGCAATGGGAATCCATGGGCTCTATGCACCACTAAGCCCCGTTAGATGCACCCCAAGTTCGCTGCGAGCCTACCTGCCACCTGGCCTTGGGTCCGTTTCGCCAGAAAAGCGAGGTGCCGGTTTCCGACGCCGCCCTCGACCGCCCCGTCTAGGTTCCTCTCAGCGGTCGGCCGCCTCATACACACCTCCTCCGCACGGGGTTGCGGTTGTGTGTGATGGTCGGCTCGTGCCGAACGGATGGGGGTTGTGGTGGGGGTTTCCGGCCAACTCGGTCGTGCCTGGGTTGTGGTGTTTCACGGAGGCGCAAGCAACGTTTCTGGCGACAAATGAGCCTCGTGTTGAGGGGTTGTGCGAGGTCAGGGGCGCGCCGGTCCGGAGGGATCACGCTCTGACCTGCGAAGTGTCCTTCGGCTCGCGCTCGGATGAGCAGGTTGGGTGCAGGTTGGGGTGTCTACTTCACCTTTAGTTCAGGCGGGAGGCGGGGTGGCCGGGTCTAGCCTCTTCTGCGTACCGATCTTCGGAGTGCGCCGTTGAGGTGGCTCCCGGTCGGCGGTGCCCATCTGCTTCCGGCCAGATTTGGGGGCCGATGAAGCTACATAGCGAAATCCAATTACACAACCATCCAGGCACCGACAAAGTGAAAAACTAGGAGGTCAGCGACTTCCCCAAAGAGTGGACTTAACCCCTGACCTGCGGTTTCCAACATGTTGGAACCGTCAAGGTTGCAAAGAGAGACGTAGCCGGTTCCGGATCACCAAAACCGAAGCGCCTCTTGGCGCGATCTAGTCTCATCCCACGCCGGTCTCATCACCCGGTGCTCGCAGTACCCCGGGTCATCTCCCCGGGCACGCAAAAGGCCCAGGCGCGTATCAGGCGCCTGGGCCGGGACCAGCCGCATCACCAGCTGGTCTTCAACCATCCCCTGCTAGGAAGAAGGTCTCGTCATGAGCGTAACCGAAAACAAGTCGTCGGTGCTGCCCTCCCCCGCCCCGGTGTTGTCGGCCCCGGTTCCCCCGCAGCCGCCGGCCCCGACCTCCCGCGCCGATGCCGGCGCGACGTTGTGGGCGTTCGCGGCGGAGCACGGCATCAGCCTGCGCCTGAACTCGACGCCGGGTACGGAGTCCATGTTGCAGTTCTCCCGGAACAAGCGTGGCGGGTTCGTGTTGGAGGCGTCGCCGGATCACAGCTTGGCCGAGGTGTTGGCGTTCGCCCGAACGGTGGTGGAGCGGCATCGGGTGTCGCGGCGGGTGTATGCGGTGGCGAGGGCGTTGGAGCAGGCCGCCAACGAAAAGAACGGGTTCGCTGAGCTGGCGGAGGCGTTCTTGCACGCGACGGCGTGGCGGCAGGATGCGGCGGGCGAGTTCCTGGGTGTGATCGAGGAGGCCCTTACTGGGGTTCAGTCCTCGGCTGGCGCCTGATCTCTGCGGTTCCTCGACGGCCGGGCAGCGTCTGTTGCCCGGCCGTTTCCAGATCGGCGGGCGGGCCCCGCGCATTCCAGGAGTGACCTTGGGTTTGCAGACCAACCACGTGCGCTGCCGAGGGGCGATGTCGGCGTGAGGGTGATTCGTGTTCTTCCGGACTCCGGCTGGACCGGTGTCGACAACCAGGCGGCGCGTAGCCGGCGGATCAGTTTCCGGGCGAAGGGCTTGTTGTTGGAGCTGTTGAGCTATCCGCCGAACAACGACATCACGGTCGCCAAGCTCGCTGGCTGGAGCGCTACGGCGAAGCGGGAGGGCTACGTCGCGGAGGGTCGTGAGGCGATCCAGATGGCGATGCGGGAGCTGGAGCGTGAGGGGTACGTCGTTCATGTGCGGCGTCGGGGGCAGCGTGGCCAGTGGGATACGACGACCTACGTATCGGCTGTCCCGGAGGCGTTGGAGCGGGTCGCGCCGAGTACGGGTTTTCCGCACTCGGTCGACCAGTACTCGGTCGAGCAGCACTCGGCCGACCAGCAGACGGCCAGCCAGTCCCTAAGTACTCATAAGACGGACGAGAAGACGAACAAGAAGACTGACGGGGAAGAGGCAGGCCTAGAACATTCCTCCGCACTCGCTGGCGCTCGCGCGGGCCAGCCGGCGGGCCGGCTTGTTGCGTTGTACGAGGCGGCGAACCAGCTCGACGACGGGCGGCTGCGCAGGTTGCTGTTGCAGTTCGAGCGGAAGCGGCCACGGATCTACCGGAAGCAGCGGCAGAAGACCCTTTCGCAGCTTGGGAGCGAGGCCCCGGAGGATCTGCACTCGGTGCGCGCGGTGGACCTTCTGAGCTACCAGTACGCGTTGCAGCACTACGCCCGGGAGGGGAAGCCGTTGCCGGACTGGCTGACCCGGTTCCCGCGCTGACTGCCCACGCATAGAAGCCCCCGCCCGGTTCGCCGGCGGGGGCTTCGTTGTGCCAGCGGTGTCATCCGGCGATGCGGTTTTGAGGGGTCACGGCGTGGACACGGTGTCCACGCCGTCACTCTTCCGCCAGGGGCACACGTGATCGTTTATGCAGGTCAGAGGGCCCGCGCAAGCCTGTCGATCTGTACCGGATTACAGAACATCTGTGGACAGGGGGCAACTTTTGAAGTACCTTCCAAGTCATGACCACCATGCCTGCCGAAGCGAACTTCTCGGAGCTCATCCAAAAGCCCAAGGACACCGTCGCGCGCATGCAGGTCAACGCCCGCCGCGGCCTCCTACTCCACCGCCGCGACGAAGAGGACCTGTACCTCACCACCGCCGCACGAGCCGACCAGGCCGTCCAGGTCGTCGACTCCACCACCCGCATGTTCGTCGCCCTGCTGAAGGAGAGCCCCGCCGCCGTAGAGCTCCTGACCCGCGTTTTCCCCGAGGCGTTCCCCTGGGTCCGCTTCCTGCCGCAGAAGGCCGTGCAGGAGTTCCTGCTGGAGTTCGTGGAAACCGCTCGGGCCAGCACCTCTCTCGGTAGCCTGGCCCCGATCACCACGGTGATCGCGGCTTGGAAGCACACGGCGGAGGTCTACGCCGACCCTGAGCTGCATGCCACCCTCACCCAGGATCACGGGGAGGGCGACTTCGGAGACGTACCCATGCCCCCCCTCGGAGGATGAGTGAGCTTAGGTAAGAACGACGACGTCCCTCCCCCGCCAGCCAAGGGTGAGTACCACATCAAGTTCGCCAACCGGCCGGCTGCTGTCGGCTGGAAGCAGTTGATGCAGCAGATACCGGCGAACACGAACACTGCCTGGCAGCTGATGAGGAAGACGCCGTCGCCCGCTGTGGAAACTGACCGGCATCACCGGCTCAAGTACGAACTGGCCGAGGGTGTACGGAACGGGAAAAGCTACCCGCAGTGGCAAATCGAGGTCTCTGGGGGCGGGCGCATCTGGTACCTGTATGACGAAAACCAGAGCACGTGCTGGGTGACCGAGGCCCGCACTGGCCACCCGCGGCAGACCGACCGATAGAGCAGCACGACCGCGGCCCCTACCCGTTTGGGTGGGGGCCGCGGCGCGTCGGGGGGTCAGCCGGCGCGCTTCTTCCTCGCGGCTCGTCGCGTGGCCCGGTTGGCCCGCGGCTGGGGTTGGTCGTCGGGGACGTGCTGTTCACCAGTGCTGCGGAGTTCGGTTTCCCACCGGGCCCCGGGGCGGCCGGCGTGCTCGCCTCGGGGTGTGGTCGATGGCTGGGCCATGAGGCCTCCTTGGGTCAGAGGTAGTCGCCGACGGGGATGGTCACGGTCTCCCGCTCGACGACCGGCGGGGGCGGTGGCGGGTCGTCGCAGGGGCAGGCCCCTGCCTCGTCGTCGTAGGGGCAGGGGTGCCCGTAGGCGCAGGGTGGTGGCCCGGTCGCGGGGCCGCCTGGGGTGTGCAGACGCAGGCGCAGTGGAGGCTGGTGCTCCGGTGGGGGCAGGGGGTGCAGGGCCCGGGGTCGGGGCGCCCGCACCCGCACAGGCCGGCGGGCGGGGTGAGGGCGGCGCGGATGATGTGGGTACAGCAGGCACCGACCGGCCCGGTGTCGACGGCCCGGTTGACACGGGCGAGGATGCCCTCCAGCCCGCGGACACGGGCCTCGGCGCGGTCGCGTTGGGCTCCGGCCTCGTTCATGAGCCGGATGGCGCTCACGGCGACATCGGCGGCTTCGTTCTGGGCATTAACGCGGGCGCGGAGGATCTTCACCTCGGCGGCGAGTTCATCGATGGCGGGGACGAGCCGGGGCCAGTCGTCGCCGTGGGCCCGGGCCGCTCCGGCGGCCTCCAGGGCATCCCGGGCTTCCTCCAGCAGCGCGACCCGTTCAGCGCGGCCGGCTTCGAGGAGGTCGAGGCGGTCGTACAGGGCGGCGAGGTCGTCCCTGGTGAGGTCGTCGAGTTGGACACGCTCGGGCTGGGTGGTCACTGCCCCTCCTCCGGGATGCGCTTGGCGCAGGCGTGCGGGTCACCGCACTGGGGGCGCCCGTCCCACAGGGCGACGGGCGGCAGGGCGGGCTGCTGGCACCACTGGCACACAAGTGCGGGCTGGGTGGTCACCGGGCCCCCTCGGTGGCGGTGGCTCGCGGCGTCGGGCAGCCGCAGCTCTCGAACTGGTCGGGCGGCGGCGGTGCTGGCGGCTTGCCCTCCATCTGCAACAGCACCTCGTCGGCCAGTGCGCGCTGCTGTTCCTCGGTGAGGCAGGCGGGCCACCGGCAGGCAGTGTTGGGCCAGGTGATGTGGCGTCGCCACCCGGGGCCGACCTGAGCGAGGGCTTTGTGTTCGCCTTCGTGGCCTGCGGGTTGGTCGCAGAGCTGGCCGACGTGGTGTTCGTCGCCGGGGAACTCGGCGGTGCAGAGGTCTTCGTCGCTGAGCACGGTGGTCCTTCCGGGGTTGGGTGTGGCCGCCTGTGGTGGGGCGGCCACACAGCAGGGGCGGTCAGGCGGCGGGGGCGGCCCACTCCTTCACGGCCACGCGGACGGCATCGGCGGGGTGCCAGTACGGGGCGTGCCCCTCGGGCAGTACCTCGTCGGCGAGGAGCGCGCGGACGGTACTCGCGACGGCGCCCGGGTCGGAGTAGAGGCCGAGCTTGGGCAGGAACTCGGGCATGGTGTTGCCGCCCTCGGACCGCGGCCGGGCGTACTGCCACTGCTCTGCCGGGTGGTCCCAGAAGAGGAGCAGCCCGTCTTGGCCGGTCTCGTCGTCCTCGTCGATCCGGGTGTCGTCCCAGGCGATGACGGCGTTCAGCATCGTGGTGCAGCCCGCGTTGTCGCCGGTGTCGTAGGGGTCGGTCTCAGCGTCGGACGTCCACCAGTTGTCGGGCTCCAGGCCGGCGGCGGTAAGGGCGTCGATGACGGCGTTGATGTACGGGTCGTGGGGCAGGGCCGTGGTCATGGTCGTCTCCGTGGTTGGGCCGGGATCACCCGGCAGCAGGGGCGGGGGTGGTGTCGGCGCGGTACGCGGCTCGGCATCCGCTGTCGCAGAAGGCGGCGTCTGCGCGCTTCCGTAGGCGCCGGTGCGAGCCGCACGGGGCCTGAGCGGCGCGGCACGGGGAGCACCAGTCGATGGGGTCGATGTGGTCGCCGCACCAGGCGCAGCGACGTCCGTCCCCTTGGTCGACGGCCGGAGTTCGACGGGTCATCGTGTGGTCTCCTCGGCCGCGGCAGGGACAGCGGGGGTCGGCTCGACGGTGTACGTGGTCGTCGCGCGGACGAGACGCCGCTCGGTCGGGGTGCCGTCCTTCCACAGCGGCGCGACCTTCCGGCCGTGAGCCAGGGCGTTCACCGCCCGGTCCCGGACCGCGTACCGGGTGCCGGGCACCCACTCGTTGGCGAGCGGGTCGTGGAGCTCGGCGGCCCAGGAGTGCTCGGCCGGGCGCGCCTCGCCCTCGGTGGTCTGGTGTGCCCCGGCGGCAGCCTCACCGGCCAGACGGCGGCGCGGGCTGGCGGCCTGCTCCTCGGCGGCCGTCGGGGCGTCGATACGCAGGGCGTGCAGCACGGCGTTGAGGACCGTGCCCGGGTCGGCGCCGTCCTCCCCGACGCCGCCTTCGATGGCGTGCCAGGCCCGGTCGTGCTCCGACGGGGTGAGACGGCGTCGGGCGGGCTGCGGCTCGGCGGCGGCGCGGCGGGTCCGATCGAACTCGGCGTTCTGCTCCCTCAGGCAGTGCTCCATGTCCCGCATGTCGCCTCGGAGGCAGTCGAGTCGACGGTTCAGCTCGGCGCGTTCGGCCCGCAGGCGTGTGATGGTCGTCGCGGCCTTTGCCTCGGCGGCCCGGTCGGCAGGCGCGCCCAGCACGGCGAGGACCGCGTCGGCGTGCTCCCCGTACTCGTCGGGCTCCATCAGCTCGTCGGGGAGCCAGTCGAACCCGGACGCTTCGCAGATCGCCCGGCGGATCCGGTCCCGGGTCGCGGCCCGGCCGGCAGGCGCGGGCGGGGCGGCGGCGTCGTCGCGGACCAGCGCCGTGTAGGCCGCGCAGTCGTCCCACGAGTGGTCGTGGCTGCCGCAGTGCGCGCACCCGGACTCGGGCTCGCCCGTGCTGGTGCCGAGGAGCTGCCGTGCCACCGCCAGGGCCTCCGGGGGTACCTGTGCGGCCAGCCACCGGGCAGCCTCCTCGGCGCTGTCCGGCCAGACGTTGGCAGCGGCGGCCACGGAGGCGTCGTACTCCTTCGCATGCCGGTCCAGCAGGTCGGCCACGACAGTGTGCAGCGGGTCGCCGGTCGCCCGGGCGCGCTCGGCGGCGGCGCGCAGCTGGTCGGCGGGGCGGTCAGGGGTGGTGTCGGGCATCGGGTGCTCCTTGGTGGTCGGTACGGTGTGCGGTGGGCGCCCGCCCCGGCTATCTCCCGGGGCGGGCGTCTTGCTGGTCATGCGGCGGTGCAGCGATTGAGCCAGAACCCGTCGCCGTGCTCGTCGACATGGCGGCGGCCGATCTCCCACCCGTCCAGGCGGGCCAAGTCCTGCCACGTCCACCGGAGCGCCAGCGACGCCCACCCGTCGTCCGGGCGGTTCATCAGGTACGGGCGGCGGTCTACGGGATGCACACGGACGAGAACGCGGTCGTCGAGGGAGGACAGGGTGCGAGGGGCCGCCCGGAAGATCGGGCACGCCTCGCAGTTCCCGCCGGTGACGCACGGCCCGTAGCCGCCGTAGCGGGCACGCTGGGTGTCCTGCGACTCCCGCAGGTGGCTGTAGTCCCGGGGCCGCAGCGCGCACTCGTCACCCGCCAGGCCACCCATGGACGCAACGGACAACCGGTTCCACCCCTGCCCGTCGGAGCCGCCGTTGCGGTGCGCCGGAGCCGGGAGGTAGATCGGCATCACTCGGCCCTCGCTTCGGCGATCAGCCGGTCGACGAGGAGGCGGGCGGTGTCGGCGCTGTAGCCGTAGTCGGTCAGGGCGTGCTCGATGACGGTTCGCGACATGTCGAGTTCGGACGGGGCGACCGAGGCGGGGCGGTCAGGGGCGGTGGGTGAGGTGTCGGGCATCGGGGGCTCCAGGTGGTGTGCGGTGGGCGCCCGCCCCGGGTATCCACCGGGGCGTGCGTCTTGCGTGGTCACGGTGGCTATGCGCTCTCGCGGGCGGCCAAGATCGGGTCGAGGGTCTGCCGCATCCACATGCGGTACCGCTCGCCCGTCAGGTCACTCCGGGTGGCCTTGGTGACGTTGCCCGCCTCGTGCACGAGGTTCTCGCTGTCGCGGTCGTCCTCGTCGAGGGTCTCGGCCGCGTCCTCCAGGGCCCGCTCAAGGGTCTCGGCGGGCGTCATGTCCTCGTAGCTGTCGGCGAAGAGGCCGAACGCGGCGATCAGGCGGGGCGTGTAGGTGGCGGCCAGGGTCTCGAAGGTGTCGGGCATCAAGGGCTCCAGGTGAGTGCAGGTACGGTGGGCGGGCCGGCTGCCCCCGGGTCGAACGGGGGCAGCCGGTACTGCGTGGGTCATGCGGCGATAAGACGAAGCTGCGAGCGGGCCGCGGCCCGGAGGGCGGCGCATCCGACCTCGGCCTGCAACGTCACGACGCTGTTCCCGGCCCGCTTGATCTGCTGCGGGCGCGGCATGTCCATGTGATCGGTGATGACGCCGGCGCCGATGCCCATCACCCACTCGTAGAAGCGCGGGCAGACCCGCGGGTTGCCCCGGGCGTCCAGGGATGTCGGCGCCGGTGCGGGCCGGCCGAGAATGGCCTCCCAGCGGTGGATCGCCGGGCCGTAGTCGTGGCCCAGCTCGGGTGCCCGCCAGTGTTCGTCGAGGCGGACGGCGACACCGGGGAGGTAGTAGTTGCCCTGGCCGTCGCGCTGGTTCGGGCCGCCGTTCGGGCCGTCGGACGCCTTCGGGGTGGGGAGGAGGCGGGCGACCGGTTCGGCGGTGGGCGCGGGGGCCGGGACTTCGACCGTGACTCCGGCGCCGGGCACGGCGTAGCCGAGCCACCGGGGCCGGCCCGTCGGGGCACCCACGGAGGACGCGTAGGTGATCGTCCAGTACAGGTCGTAGCCCAGCCGGTTCAGGTGGTCGGCGACCACGTCCAGGCCGCGGCGCTTCAACGCGGCCACGTTCTCTAGGAACACCTCGGCCGGGCGGATCACGTCGATGGCCTGGGCGACGTTCCGCCACAGCCCGGACCGGGGGTCGTCGAGGCCGAGGCGGTGCCCGTTGTTGCTGATGCCCTGGCACGGCCACCCGGCGATCAGGGTGTCCAGGTCCGGGTAGGTGGCGGCGACGTCCGCGTAGTTGATCTCGTCGATGCTGCCGAGGTTCTCCACCCCGGGCAGCAGGCCGGCCATCACCTGGGCGGCCCACGGGTCCTTCTCCGCGTACACGGCGGTCGCCGCGCCCGTCAGGTTTTCGACGGCCTTGTCGAGGGCGCCGACACCCGAACACAGGCTGATCGCGGTCGGGGTGGTGAGTGAGGTCATCAGAGGCTCCAGAGGGTCGGTTGCATGTGCCGGAGTTCCAAGGCGGTTTGCCCGGGAATCTGTTCGTCTGGAATCGAGGCGGGCGACGGGGCCTCTCGCTGGCGTTCTCCGCCCCGCCGGGGCTCCGGGGCGCTGGACGCCTGTTCGGCCGCGAGAGGCCCGGTTCTGGGCCGCGACGGGGGTACTGCGGTCTCGCGCCCGCACCCCGCTCCAAGACCGGTCCCCCGCGAGTCGGGGTTCAACGTGCGCATCACGCCGCCTCCGGATCGTCGTCACCTGCGGGTTTCGGCCCGGTGATCCGCCGGAACTCGATGCCGGGGTCGCCGGCCTGGTAGCCGTGGCAGTCGGCGAGGGAGCCTCGGCAGGCACGGCACTGCGCGGAGTCGAACCAGGTGCCGCGGTTGCAGTCAGCGCACCGGGTGAGCCAGGCGGTCCGGCCGCGGGTGGATGTCCAGTTGGGGTGGCCGCCGTGGCGCCGCCGGGTGTTGGCCATGGCCCGGTAGTTGAGGTTTTCCAGGTCGGCGAACTGCGGGTCGGCCCAGGGGTCGTAGGGCCGGGGCGGGTGGCCGATGATGACGAGTTCGCCGCCGGGCCACTGGCAGGCGCAGTCGTAGATGCCGCAGTCGCAGGAGAGCGACTTGCCGAACTCGACGGGCTTTTCGACTCGGGGTACGCCGGTGCCCTTGACCTCCAGCCAGGCCCCGATCTCGGGGAGCTTGAAGTCGGGGATGTAGGTGGCGCCGGACGGGAGGGTGATGGTCTCGGGCTCGTACTCCCAGGCGATGCGAAGAGTGTCGAGGGTCGCGGCCCAGGACGCTTCGAGGGCGGACCTGAACGTGGTGCCGCCGTACCAGGTGGGGAGTGCCTCGATGGTCATGTCGCCGTCGAGCGCGCCGGGCTGGCCGGGGATGTGGCCGGCCCGGGTGATCTGCTGGTGGGTGGCGGTGACGATCTCTTCGCCGATGGGGTGGCTGCGCCAGTCGTCCTGAATCTGCATGTCAGCTCCTTAGATGCCGCGACCCATGGACCGGAGTCGGGCGTAGTGGCCTTGGAAGACGAGGGGGACGATGCGCCCGGAGGCACCGTTGCGGTTCTTCGCGACGATGAGGTCGATTTCGCCGGCCCGGTCGTCGTCGGGGGTGCCGTCGTCGTTGAGGGGGCGGTGCATGAGGACGATGACGTTGGAGTCCTGCTCGATCGCGGAGGAGTCTTTGAAGTCGGACACCTGGGGGGTGCGGCCGACGGCGCCGCGGTTGAACTGGGCGAGAGCGACGACGGGGATCTCGAACTCCATGGCGAGGAGCTTCAAGCCGCGGGAGAGTTCGGCGACTTCGTTGGCCCGGTTGGCGTTGGGCTTGCTGTTTTCGGGCGTCATTAGCTGGAGGTAGTCGGCGACGACGATCGCGGGCGGGTTTCCGGTGGCGGCCATCCACCGCATGCGGGCCCGGATCTTCCCGACGGTGAGGTTCGGGGAGTCGTCGAGGATGAAGTTGTGGGCGTTCTGGAGCCGGGGTGCGGCTTTGAATACGCGGTCCCAGTCGCCGGGTTCGAGCTGGCGGCGGACGAGCCGGTCGAGGACGACCCCGGCTTCGGCGGCTGTGAGGCGGGCCATGAGTTCACTGCCGCCCATTTCCATGGAGGCGACGAGGGCGGGCTTGCTGCGGGTGAGGGCGACGTGTGCGGCGAGGTTCATGCCGAGGAGTGACTTGCCGCCTCCGGTGGCGGCGCCGACGGTGATGAGTTGGCCGGGCTTGAGCTCGATGACGTCGTTGAGGTCGGTCCAGGGGGTGTCGAGGGCACGCGGGTCGGTGCCGGCTTCGAGTTCGTCGACGAAGCCCATCCATCGGTCGGCGACGGCGAGCCGCACGTTGGTGGTGGCGGTGCCGGTGGCGGCGGCCTGGAGGTCGGCCATCGCGGCGTCGAGGATTTCTCGGGCGGTCAGCGCGGCCGTGAGGGCGCGCTGGGTGGCGCGGCGGGTTGCTTCGAGGACGGTTCGGAGTTGTGCGCGTTCGCGGATGATCTCGGCGTAGTAGGTGGCGTTCGCGGCTGTGGGGACGGACGCGACGAGGGTGTGGAGGTAGGGGGCGCCGCCGATCTTCCCGAGTTCGCCGGTGGCGAGGAGTTCCGCACCGACGGTGATGGGGTCGATCTTCGGGTCGCGGGTGCGGCTGTAGAGGTCGGTGATGGCCCGGTAGATGATCTGGTGCTGGGGGACGTAGAAGTCTTCGGCGGAGGACAGGACCGCGGCGATGGGGTCGATGACGTTGAGGCTGAGGAGCATGGAGCCGAGTGCGGCGGCTTCGGCGTCGCGGTCGTGCGGCGGGGCGCTGGTGTCGAGGTTGTCGACGTTGGGCTCCCAGTAGGGCTCGGTCATGCGGCTTGGCCTTTCGCAGTGGGGTGGCAGTCGGGGCAGGGGTGGAGGTTGCGGAGTCTGCGGTCGTTTTCGATCTCGCGGGTTCGGGTGATCGGGTCACAGTCCGGGTGGCCGCAGTGCGGGCGCTTTCCGGCAGGGGTGGCTCGGGGCGGGGGAACGCTGGCTGCTGGTGGCAGTCCTCGCCATCCGCCGCGAAGGAAGAAGGTGGCGTAGCGAGGCTTCTGCTTCGCTGCTGCTTTGGCGTCGCGAGCGAACGCGACCATGGCCGGAACTCCAGCGCGCTGCACGACGGTGGCGATGTCCAACCAGTCAGCGGCCTTCATGCTCCAGCTGACGGTGATGCCGGCTTCCGTCATGGCCTGCACGAGGGGCTGGCAGATCTGGAACCCGTCGAGCTTCTCCGGCTCGCTGCTAGCCAGCGTTTTACTGGGATGGGGAAGGGGGTCAACCTTTGACCCTCTAGGGGTCGAAACTTGACCCTCTACGGATTCCAGAGGGTCAACATCTGACCCTCTACCGGAGGGGTCCTCGCCCCGTAGAGGGTCAACCTTTGACCCTCTACCGTTCTCCAGAGGGTCAACATCTGACCCCTTACGGGAGTAGCCAACCGCCCCGGGAAGCCGATACAGGGCCGCGCGACGGCCAGCTGACGGCTGCACGATCTCCAGTTCGCCAAGCTCCAACGCGTCCGCGATTGCGTCTCGGACGGTGTTTTTCGTGGCGTTCATGGCAGCCATGAGCTCCGGCCTGCCGAGACGTGCCTCTGCCGCAGAGGTGCGCACCTGGTCCGCCACGTACAGCAGCGCGACGCGGGTGTTCCCCTTCGACTGGGAGTGCTTCCAAACCCAGTCCATGGCATCGAGGGTCACGATGAGCTTCTTCCTGGCGGTACGGATAGGTCGGGCGGCTGCGGTGTGGGGCCCGCGGTCGGGTCAGGTGGGGGCGGGGTCCGGGCGGATGGTCACGCGGCGGCGCCGATCGGCTCGTAGGAGGTGCCGAGGATGGCTTCGGAGACCATGGCGAAGAGGTCGCGGGCGGCGGGCGGGGTGACGGCGTTCCCGGCCATGCGGACGCGTTCGCGCTTGTTGCCGAGCCACAGGTAGGAGGTGGGGAACTCCATGGCCCGGGCGTACTCGGCCGGTTCCAGCATCCGGAACCCGAGGTCTTCGACTGCGGTGACGACGCCGCCTGCGAGGAGCCCGTGGCGGTCGACGGTGGTGACGGTCGGGATCGGCTCGGTGGTGGGTCGGGCGTTGGCGTTGCCGTAGTAGGGGACGACCATGTCGGGGACGGCGAGGCCGTGGTGGTTGCCGGAGGCGCAGACGGTGGCGAGCGGCTCGGATACGGCCCGGTGCGACGACGATCCGCCGCGGAGTTCGACCATGTACGGCGGGACGGTCACGCCGGTTTCGTTGCGTGCCGTGCACGTCCGCATCGGGAGGTCGGCGGGCCGGGCGACCTTGCCCTCGCGCCCTTCGACGGGGACGAGGAGCGGCTTCGAGTAGGCGGTGAAGCCGTCACGGATGCGCTTCATGGTCTTCTCGGCGAGCGGCCGGGCACGGTCGCCGATTCTCTGTGCGGGCAGAGCCCAGTCGATGGCGTCGGAGGCCGGCCGGACCGCGGGGAACACTTCGGCGTGGCAGCGGACGGTGGGGCACCGCCACGCGTACTGGGTCTTGTACTTGCCGTACTGGCGCCGCGGGTTCTTCCACGCCTGAACGGCCCGCACGACCCGGTCGCAGTTGGTGCAGTGGGCGGTGGGTCGCAGCCACTTGTCGAAGTCCGGCTCCTTCTCGCCGTCGCGCCACAGGACGACGTACATGCGGTCGCGGGACTGGGGGGCGCCGTCGCCGAGGGCGGTGGCGTGCATGGAGTTGAGGCAGACGAGCTTGAACCGGTAGCGGAGGGCCTGGAACGCGGCGATCCAGGCGGGCCAGAGGATCCATTCGCGGGCGTCGACGACGTTCTCGACGATGATCGCCCGGTACTCGTGGAATTCGGCGAAACGGATGACGTCCCACATGGTGGCCCGGGACCGTTCCGCGGCTTCGTCGGGGAGGATCTCGCCGAACAGGTCGGGGGTGGCGTCCTGGTGGCGCTTCTTGCCCTGGGCGATGGAGTGGTTGGTGCAGGACGGGGAGAACCAGGCGAACGTGGTGGTGGCGTAGCGCCGCGGGTCGACCTGGGAGATGTCGGCGCAGTCGTGGGCGGTGTCGGGGTGGTTGGCCTGGTGGACGTCAACGGCGAGCCGCCAGTGGTTCAGCGCCGTGCGCACGGTGACACCGGCCTGTCGTGCTCCCTCCGAGGAGCCGCCTGCTCCGGCGAAGCCGTCGGTGGTGTCCCCGGCGAGAGTGCGGATGTTCGTGAGAGTCATCGAGTGACGCCCTTCGTGTGGTGTGTCGCGCAGATTGCGGCGCACGGAACCAAGCCCTTGGGACCGCTGGTTTCCGCGGCCTCTCGGCGTGCTTCGACTGTAGCAAGGTGTACAGACACCGTCAGTACACCTGCCAGAGAAATCCGAGCCGCGGGGTGTGTAGACAGAAGAGGGTCAGCTACCCTGTCGACATGACGACGAAGGGGACGCCCGGCCGCATGGTCCGGATCGATGACGAGACCTGGGCCGAGTACGGGCAGCTGTGCGACGAGGAAGGCACCTCGCGCGGCGATGACCTGCGCCGTCACGCCAAGAAGCGAGTAGCCGCATGGAAGCGGAAGAAGGCTGCCGAGGCAGCCGACCTCACGCGCCGGCTGCTCGGACCCGACTCGGACTGACGTCACGTCTCCTCCTCCCTCCCCCGCCCCGGCGGGGTTTTGTCGTGCGTGTAGGCGGGCCACGTGTGGTGGCCCGCCCGCGGTCATGCGGGCTTGCTGGTGAGGTGCCATCCGTGACAGCCGGGGCACTGGTAGGCGCGCTTCTCTCCGCGGTCGCGGCGCCGGGTGTTGGCGAGCGCGATACGGGCGTCGAGTCGGTTGCGGTACCGGCGCTTGCCGGTCAGGCAGGTGTTCATGCGGCTGCCCCCCCGCTGCTTTGCTGCGCGCTTGGCTGCGGAAGCCCCGTCCTTGCAGGTGCGGCAACGGCAGCCTCTGCTGTAGCCGGAGCGGCCGTGCTGGGCGTTGCCGATGTTGATGGGCTCGGGGTCCGGCTCGGTTGAGGGTGTTGCCCAGCTGTTGTTCTGCCAGGCGGCGATGGTGTTGCGGTCGGCGCGGACACGGCGGGCGGCGTCGGTGAGGGTGAACCCGCGGTCGACCAGCTGCCGGGCCGTTTCGATGCGCTCGGCCATGGTGAGGGTGACCGTCTCCCCGTTCATGGCATGTTCGATGGCGATGTAGTCAAGGTCGCCGTTGAACGTGTCTGTGGTGGACGGGTAGTAGCGGGTGGGGGCGGCGGCACCGGGCCGCGTAGCAATCACGCCGCCGCCTTGAGGTCGGCCTGGCCGAGGACCCGGTCGATGTACGACCTGTGCTTCCCGAGGCGCTCCGCGGCTTCCGTTCGGGTCAGGCCCGCGGTTTCGATGAGCCACCGGGTCTCCTCCGCGAGGATCTCGGCCTGGGTGACCTTGTACTCGGGGGTGAAGTGGGGGTCGTCGATGGCGTCGGGGAAGCGCGCCCAGTACTTGCTGGTGGGCCAGTTACGGCTTGCGCCGATGCGACGGGCGAGTGCCTTGCTTTTGCGGGTGGCGCCGTGGCGCAGGGGGTTCTTGCCGCTGAGGTGGTTGTAGCCGCGGGTGATGGCGAGGGCGGTTGTTCCGAAGACTTGATGGTTGTCGAGTTCGTCTGCCCGCCAGAGCAGGCCGCTGATGTAGCTGGGGTAGAGGTCGACGTGCGGTGCGATGTGGATCATCGGCATGCCGTCGGCGACGAGTGCTTGCAGGCGGCGGACGGAGCCGAGGGCGGGAACGTAGTGGGGGACGACGTCGTCCGGAGTGACGGCGAGGAGCTTGGCGGCGTTGTCGGCGAGGACCCGGTACTTGTGCGGTGTGCGTGCTCCGGCCTGACGGGCGGGGAGGAGATCGCGGACGACTCGGTCTGCTACGTCGGCACGTGCCGCGATGGCTCGGGGGCTGGCGCCTGTGGCGAGGAGCTGCTGCACGTGCTCCCGGACGGGGTCGGCGTCGATGAGGCGCCGGTATTCGCCCCGCCTGTGCTGGCGTCGCCTGTCGCGTTCGTTGGCCCGGTAGCGTTCGACGCACTCGGGGAGCCGGCACTTGTACCGGGTGTAGCAGGTGAGGGTGTTGTGGTTGGGGGCTTCCCTGCGGATCGCGGTGGTCATCGGCCCTCCTCGCGGGCGTTGTTGGCGGGTGCGTTCCAGATGTCTTCGCAGCGTCTGGCGGTGCCCAGGTCGGTGCCGGCCCAGTTGTCGGGGGCTGCGGGGATGTTGCGGATGGCGGCGAGCCATTGGTCGGCTGCGGTTTCGCGTGGGGTGCCGAGCTCGCCGCGCTGGCGGTGTTCGCGTCGGGGCTTCACGCGGCTGCCTCCCGCCGTGCCGCGGCGGTGCCCTTCCAGGTGCGGACGCCGCTGTGACGTGTGGTGGGCCGGTCGGAGCAGGCCCATCCGGCGGGGCGGATGTAGCCGTCTTCGCGCAGCTGGTGCATGACGCGCCCCCAGTGGGCCCGGGGGTTCGGCGGGTTGGGCAGCTTGTTGGCGTCGGCCACCGAGTAGCAGGTGAAGGTCCGTCCGGTCGCTGCGGCGGCTATGAAGGCGGGCCACACGGCGGCCAGCCACGTCTCGTAGTCGGCGGACTGCTGCTGTACCGGGTCGGGGAACGTGCCGTCGAGGAGGGGCTGCACGGTGGCGCTCATGCCGCACCACCGAGCGGCCGGCGCGGGAGCTGAGTCACCTGGGAGCCGGGGAGTGCAGGGCGGTTCCGGGAAGGCAGGCCGTCACGTTCCAGCGCGGCCACCAGGTCGTGCTCAGCGTCGCCGGGGACGACGAGGGTCTGTTGGCGTCGCACACCGCGCCGGTCGATCTTCGGGGCGAGGTAGAAGTACCGCTTGCCCTTGGCCGTGGGGTGGCGGTGTTCCGGCCCGTCCTTCCACTCACCATTGCGTTCGTCCCAGCGGGAGTTCCGCTGGTCGATCAGGTAGTCCTTGCGGTACAGGTGCTCGAAGAAGTCCCGCTCCGGCACGGCGGTGAAGTGCGTCTTGTGGAAGACCGTCGGGTTGACCCCGGGGTTAGCCTCGTACTTGTCTGCCACCCTTGCCCGCGGCGAAAGCTTGGCGTTCGTCGCGACCAGCTCAGCGACCTCGGTGCGGGTCTCCTCCAGTTCCGCCGCCTGCTGTGCCGCGAGAGCGAGAGCGCCAGCGAAGGTCGTCGGGATCGAGAACTGCGAAGCGTGGCCCAGTTCAGCTTCGCGAGTGCGGTTCGCGAAGTAGATGAGTGCAGCCCTGATCTCCGGCTTGCGAGAGTCGCCGCGCATCGCGGTCAGGTAGGACGCTCTACGAGACAGCCAGTAGTTGTCGCCGATTTGACGTGTGCGGCCGAAAGCTTCCCGCTGCAGGGAAGCTTCCTGCTCTGCTGCAAGAGATCCATTCTCGGCCTCGATGACACTTCGAGCCTGTTCGACTGCGTCAGCGAAGCGCTCCCACTTCTTGTAGCCGAGCAGGGGCATCAGCTCTCGCGCACTCCAGTACTCCACGCCGTCCTCCCGGAGGCGCCGTATGGAGTCGAAGGGTGATCCGGTCGGCTCGGGGTCGGGGGCGTCGATGAGAGTCTTCACGGGTTCCTCCTGGCGTGTGGTGTGCTGGAAGGTGGGGCCGCCCCGCCTGTTTGCGGCGGGCGGGACGGCCCCCGAGGCTGTGAGTTAGGCGGCGGATGCCGCCTTGAGCGCGGTACCGCGCTCCTTGATGAGTTCGCCGAGGCTGATCGGCGCCCCCGTGTCCGGGTGCAGCAGCGGTGTGGCGAGGGCCCTGGCCGCTTCGACCTCCCGGTACAGGGCGAGCAGCCCGTCCGGTGTGGCGTCAGGTGCGTTCGCGGCGTCGATCCAGGCGCTCGGGTCGGTCTCCTTGCCGCCGTCGCGCAGCCAGTCGAGGTAGGGCTTGGCGATGTCCTTCGCACCGTGCGGCTGGTTGAGGACGAGGCCACGGAAGGAGGGGCAGCGGGACTTGATGAACCGCAGCCGGTTGTTCTCGTCCATCTCGGCGGCGACGCCGAACTCGAACTCGATGCCCTTGCGCTGCTCGGCGCGCATGCCCTTGTTGACGGGCGACCCGTTTTCGAGGACCCAGTGCACGTAGGACCGCATGGTGACGACGACGTGCCCCGGGTACGACATGAGCGCTTCGATCATTTCGTTCTGGAGCGGGGTGCCGTCCTTCCAGCCGGCGAACTTGTTTCCGCCGTACTTCGACTTGGCCTTCTCGACCTGGTCGAGGGTTCCGTCGGTGCCCTTCCAGAAGTGGGACAGGGAGTCGACCATCACGACTCGGTAGCCGGCTTGGGCTGCTGCGGCGAGGGCCTTCTGGAGGTCCCGCGGGTCGTACCGGTGCATGGGCAGGGTGTCGAAGGCGACACCCAGGTCGTTGACGTAGAGGGCTGCGGCCCCGCGCTCGGTGTCGATGACCGCGAAGCGCTCCCCTTCGGCGAGGCCGCTGGCGATGGACAACCCGGTCCACGTCTTGCCGGAGCCAGACGGGCCCTGGATGGCGACGGTGGCGTTGAAGCCGTCCTTCGTGGCGGGCCGGAAGGTGAACGGGCCGTCGTCGTATTCGTCGGAGGTGGCCTGCTGGCGGCCGATGCGGGTGGGTGCGGGAAGGGTCATGGTGTGCTCCTAGGCGTACTGGCGGTCGAGCCAGGCGGGCGGCGAGATGTACGCGACGTCGGTGGTGTAGCCGGGCCATTGGCCGGTCGTGCGGCAGTGGTCGTAGAGGAAAAGGGCCTGCTCGCTGACCTGGTGGCCGATGTGCCGCCACAGGTCGAGGCGGGCCACCGTGACGAGGTACGGCGGTTCCTTCTCCTGGAAGATGAAGTGGAACGGGGTGTCCCGCGGGAGGACTCCGAGGGCGGCGGCACCACGCCGGTACCAGTCGTCCTGGACGTGGTAGCCGTGCTCCGCGACCGCCTTCTCGATGGCGTCGGGGTGGGCGGAGCGGGCCGTCTTGTAGTCGACGATTCCGTCCTCGCGGAGCCAGTCGATGCGGCTGCGGCACCACACGTTGCCGGTCTGCCAGAACAGGGACTGTTCGGCGATGCCGCTGTCGGGGTGCAGCAGGTCCGCGGCCTCGGGGTCCTCGGTGAGGGCGGTGGCCATGTCGTGGACGCGTTGCAGGTCGGGCTTCTTGAGCGGGATGTTCCCGGCCTCGCGGATCTTGACGATGCGGGCCTTGATCTCGTTGGTGTCCCACCGGGCCGCGTCGACGAGGACCAGTTCGGGGCCGTCGCCGAGGACCAGCTTGTGGGCGGCGGTACCGAAGTCGAAGACCTTCTTGTACGGCTCCGGGTGGTCCAGGTCGTAGCGGAACTTCGCCGGCGCCTTGACGAGGGTGCGGGCTCCGGTCGACGAGAGGCTGCCGCCGGGGATCGGGTCGCCGTGGTACATCTCGGCGGGGATGTTGTAGACCCCGGGGATGACCTCGGTTTGCTCGACGGTGGCGGTCACTGGGCGCCGTCCTGTTCGTCGAGGCAGTCTTCGCAGACGGGGCCTTCGGGGCGGTTCGCGAACGGTCCTGCGGTGCCTTCGCAGCGGGCGCATTCGATGGGGCTCATGTGGTTCTCCTGGGTGGGGTGCTGCGGGCCGCACGATGCGGCGGCCCGCAGCGGGCAGACGGAGCCGGGCTCGGACGCCTGCCGGTCGGTGGGCTAGGCGACGTGGTAGCTGGCGTTGTCGATGTCGGCCGCCGTGTTCCAGCAGTCGATGCAGAGGAACGTGACGGGTTCCTCGAAGCCGATCGGGGTCCAAGGCTTGTCCTCCGGCTGGAACCGGATGAGACGGCGCTGCTGGCCGCAGTCGGGGCAGACGCCCTCGCGCGCCGTGCCGTTGATCAGCGCTTCTTCCTGCCGCTGGAGTTCGACCTGAACGTCGTTCCAAGTGGCACCGCACCGGTCGCAGTCGCCGGGGCTGAAGATCGAGCCGAGCGGCGGCTGGACAGGGAAGCTGTGCTTGCAGAGGGAGACGGTGCCGGGCATGGGGGTCCTCCTGGGAAGATGGGGTTGGGTGCCCCCGCCGAATTCGCCTCGGCGGGGGCGTTCGTGTGAGGCGGGCTAGCTGGCGTCCGGGTGGGCGTTGAGGAAGATGCCGGGCGACTGGACCAGGGCATCCCGGACAATCCCGCCGTCGGTGTCGGCCCTGATCTCGTCGACCGGGCGGGTCCAGTCGGTGATGTCCCGGATCGCCCACGCCGCGTCGTCGGCGTCGCCGGGGTACTCGAACTTCGCGATCTGGTAGCCGGAGTGGTGGCCGAGCCGCCACACGTACCGGTCGCCCTTCTTGAGGAGCTCGTCGGGCTGCCGGTACACGAACAGGCCGGGCTCGGGCTCGATGGCCTGGACGAGGACGGGTGTTGCGTGCTGGCGGGCGATGACCTCGTGGGTCACGACGTCCTGCGTGGTGGTGGATTCCATGGGGTCCTTCTTTGGGGTGTTGGGCGCCGGGCCGAGGGCCGGTGGCATCCGCCGGCCCGGCGGGTCTCATGCGGCGGGCAGGTGCGCCGGATCGGCACTGCCCTGGGTGGCGACCACGGGGCCGATACCGAAGGCCTCCCGCAGAGTGGTGACCTTGATCGGCTCGGTCGCCTGGTCCTCGAACGCCGTGGTGTCACGCTCCGAGGGCGGGACGGTGATCGCGTTCGTGTTGGCGTCCGCCGCGAGGTACGGGGCGAGCTGGGCGCGGAGCCGGCTGGCCTCGGTGAGGGCTTGGTCGCGCTCGGCGGTCCGCTCCTGCAGGTCTGCGTCGAGGCGGGTCACGACCTGCTCGGCCTCCGCCCGCTTGACCCGGACGTCGGCCAGGTCGGCTTCGAGGATCGCGATGGTGTCGGCCGCCCCGATCAGCTGGCCGAACGCGCTGGCCGTCTGTGCCTGCTGGTCCTTCAGTTGCTGCTTGAGCTCGGCCACCTTGTCGGCGGCGCGGTGCTTCGGCTTGCTGCGGGATATGGCGGACATGAGGCTCACGGCTTGCCCTTTCGGGTGAGGCTGGGGGCCACCGCCATCAGGCCGAACACGACGCCGATGACGGTGGCGGTGATGACGTAGGCGGTCACGCGAGGTCGTGGACGGCCGACACCCAGGCACCCCTGGACGGGGAGTTGACGCCCGGGGTCAGGGCGGTGGCGGCGGCGAGCGCGAGGGTGGCGTGCACCTGCGCCTCAGCGACGAGGTGCCTGACGTCCTCCGGAGTGCGGTCTTCCTCCCACGCCATCAGCAGACGCTGCTCGGCCTTGTGGTAGTGCTCGGGTCCGGTCATCGGTTTCCTCCAGCGATGCTGTTCAGGAACCGCCGGAATCCGGTCTGCTCCATGGGGCTGGGGTTCAGGTGGTGGGCGGTCAGCGCCGGCGCCGCGACAACCGGGGTGATGCGGGCACCGAACGCGGCCGGTGTCTCGACGTACCCGGCAGCAACGGTCGCCGCGTAGTTCGAGTCGATCGCCGCACGGAAGTCCTCACCGGACAGCTTCCGCACGGGGATCAGCGGGCCGTGCTCCCAGTACAGGTCGGGGAAAGTGATCGTGCTCTGGGAGAGCGACTTGTGCGAGCACTCCCACATCAAGGGCAGGCCCTCCGGGGTTCGCTCCCCGGACCACTGCCACTCGACGCCGGTCACGTCCCGGTAGGCGATCTCCAGGTCGAACTCGATGCCCTCGAAGGTGAAGGTCTCGCTCATGCCGCCACCGGCCCGCGCTGGAAGGGGACGCCGATGCTGTGGACTCCGTCCTCGGCTGCGACCTCGTCGGCCACCTCGGCCGCCCGGTCCCGGGTGTCCTGGTCCTCGCCGATGGTCCACAGAACCCGGCGGAGGATCTCCGCGAGACTGGCCTGCGAGGCGATGACCGCGTTGTGGTCGTTCAGATTCAGGTCATCCGCGACCCGCAGCTGCTCGTAGGCGTCGGCCACAGCAGCAGCCACGAGGCGGTCGGAAATGGTGGCGCTCATCGGGTCCTCCGGTGGTCGTCACTGATGCGGATCTGTTCGGCGAGGTCGGTCGCCACCCAGTGCGGGTAGTCGTCGTCCGTGGCGCACGCCTCGGGGTGGGTCAGGAGGAACAGGTCGTTCGCGTAGGCGATCCGGTCCGACGGGGAATGCGTCCTCGCCAGGGCCTTACGCGTCGTCTCGCACGCGGTCTGGAGCTCCACGTCGGCGAGCGGGACGTCCACGCGGGACAGGTCGGCGGCAGTCACGACGCCACCTGCTTTACGTCGACGTGGGAAAGGTGGATGCCGCCCGCGTAGCCCTCGACCGACACCACAGGCGAGCCATCGCCGAGGATCCAAGCCGGGGTACGGGTGACCGTGTCGAGTTCCTTGAAGAAGTGCTCGTTCACGCCCGGCCGCGTCAGCGGGTACGCCATGACCGGCGTGGAGATCGGGTAGCGGGCGTTGAACTCGTCGGCCTGCTTCTGGCCCTTACGCTTCGCCGCTTCGAGGCGGGCCTGATAGCGAGTCACGACGCCACCTCGCCGGTGAGCGTGCGCAGCCTCTCCAGCGCGGCCTCGTCGGCGTCGTCGAACTCGTCGCCCCGCGAAGCCATCTGGTCGGCGGCCAGCTCCAAAGCAAAGGCGAGGAACTGCTGCTCGGCCTTGCTGAGCTCGATGACCGGGCCCGGCCCCTTCGACAGCGGGGGGCGAACAGCACCGCGCGACAGCTTGCCGGCCATGCGGAAGAGGACATCCGCGCGGGTGCGGCGCTCCTTGTTGGAGGTGCCCTCCTCATGCGCCTTCTTCGTCAGCCACTCGATGATCTGGGCGTCCCGCTCAGCGATCACCGCAAGGCGGTAGGCGTCGATCAGCCATTCAGGCTCGCTGCCCAGGTTCAACGCGTCGGCGAAACCGATGGCGTCCAGCAGGTTCTCCCGGGCGCTCACAGGGCACCGCCCGACTGCGGGCAGGTGCAGTCCGGGGACTCCGGGACACGGCACGGCGCGGAGTGGTTCGGGTGGACGCCGTAGTCGTCGTCCCGGGTGAGGACCCAGCGCTTCGCCTTCAGGTCCCACTCGATGTGCTCGTCACTGAACGGGGCGCTGATGTGCCCGTCCGGCTCCACGTGGAAGATCACGTCCGCGTCGACCAGGGCGTTGAGCCCGGCCACCGCCCGGTCCCACGGGGACGGCGGCTCGGCGCCGGTCCGCCCCAGAGCAGTGAGGGTCTGGCACGGCCATGCCTCGTCGTCGGCGAAGCAGTGATCCGAGTCGGAGTGCTTCCGATGCAGAGCCAGAACGGCGGAGCGTTCCGCCTCCAACTCGGCGACCCGACCAACCAGCGGGCGGATCATGTCGAGCACGACGCTCGCGTGGTCCTGGTAGTCGTGCGGCTCCAGGCCGTCGGGCGAGAAGCCGTCAGCAGTCGCCAGCAGTCGGCGCACCTGCTCCCGGATCGCATCCTCGCCGGGCATCGGGGTCCTGGGGTTCGTGTCACCCGCAGCAGCAGGTGTGGGATTCTGGGGCACGGGGCCCGCCTTTCGTCATGAACGGTGAGGGTGGGTCTCAGAGGTCGTCCCCGGGCTTGGTCGTTACGGGGGCGGCCTCACAGCTGCTCAGGCAGCGGACTTCAGCGGCGTCGTGTGCACCGAGGTGCTCGGCCGGCGAGCCGGACGACGCTTGCTCCCTCGGTGAGCCGTGCCGCCCAGGCGCTTCGCCCCGTAGATCGCAGCCCGGTCAGCCCGGTCCGTGACGATTCGCCGGCCGAGCCGGGAGTGCAGCTTCGGGTGGTCCCGCAGGAACCGGCGGAGCCAGGACACGGACACCTTCAGGACGTGGGCCGTCTCCTGGACGGTCATGTACTCCTGGTTCGGGTCAGCGGGGGGAATCGGGCGGCCGTACTTCTCGTACTTGTCGCCGGGCATGTCACTCCTTAAGTGGTTGGGTCCCCTGTGGGGCGAGGAGGTCTTCGGTGTGCGCGTCGAGCTGCTTGCAGAGGGCGGCGTATCGGCGCGGTCTCATGCGGGTGCGGGTGCCGTTTTCGAGGTGGCTGAGGTAGCGCCGACTTATGCCCACGCGTTCGGCCAGCTCGGTCATTTCGAGGCCCATCTGCATGCGGCGGTGGCGGATTTCCGCCCCGTCCACTTCGAAGGTGGGTTGGGGTTGGCGCATGCCATGAAGCTATCCCTAGTTAGCCCTCTTGTCTAGCTCCAGTTGCCCGTCAGTTAGCCCTAGATGACCTTCGGGGGCGCGCCGAGTTCGCGCCCGGCGCATTCGTGCACGTCAGACGCTTGTCAAAGTTCAAGCCGTACTGGCGGCCGGTCCTAGCTGGCCCCGCCTGGCCCTGCCAAGATGGGGGCCATGCCACCCCGCGACCTCACACGCCTAGCGCAAGCCGTCAAGGCCCGCCGCCACCAACTCGGTCTCGCGAGAACCAAGGCCGCCGCCGAAGCTGGTATCGCCAAAGACACCTGGAAGCGCGTCGAAGAGGCGAACCCCGTTCGCTCCCTGAACTACGCCAAGATCGACCACGCCCTGGGCTGGGCCACCGGCAGCTGCGACGCCATCGCCGAGGGCGGGCGCCCGGTGCGTGCCAGCGATTCCGACACCGCCCCGAACGTTGTCATCGCCGATGGCGTGGACCGGGCAGCAGTAGTCCGACAGGTGGTCGAGAGTGCATCCATCGGCGTGACAGACCTGGACGCGCCGCAGATCCGCGCCCTGAGCGCCCGCATCATCGAAGATCTCGAAGCTAAGGGGATCATTTGACGCAAGATTCACCCGTTTGGACTACAACCTTTTGCCTGTAAGTGCTTTGTTACGAAACTTCCGCCGTCAACATCGCTCCGACCCGGCCCCAACTGGCCCTGAACGTGGCAGAGTCAACACCACACCTTGGGGGGTCTCCCGTCCCGAAGGGGGGACCATGGTGATGCACGGTGATCTGATACTGAGGGACTACGGCCCGGAGTTCTACGCCTGGGTGGGCCGTACATCTGAGAAGATCGTCTGTGTAGCAGCGCCCAGGTTCGAGCGTGATCCGGCAGTCAGGGCCGTCATGCGAGAACTGGTCCGGCGTGAAGGAGGAGACTGCTCGGAATGCGGTAACTGCCCAATGGGCAAACCGGATTGAAGCAGTCAGGCGGGTGGTCCGGCAGCGGGGAAGCTAGCCGGACACCACGCCCACCATGGGAGGCCCCATGCCGCACGTTGAGTGGCGCGGAGAAACGTGCCGAGTCAAGTGGTGGACCGGCGAGCACCACGCCAACGGCCGGAAGCGCTACGAGTCCAAGGGTGGCTTCACCGACGAGGACGCAGCGCTCCAGCACGGCCAGGACATGGAGTACGAGGTCCGCCACGGCACCCACATCACCAACCGCGACGGCGCCATGCTCCTCGCCGACTGGCTGGACGCTTGGTACGCCTCGCTCGACCTGGCACACCGGTCGCTTGTCACGTATGAGTCCGCGATCCGGGTGCACATCAAACCGTTCTTCAAGAACAGGACCGTCGGTGACCTCGGCATCATGGACCACCGGGCCTTGAAGAAGCACCTCAAGGCCGTCCTGCCGAGCGAGAACAGCCGCAAGTCCATCCTCAACGTCTTCAGCATGGCCATGGACGATGCCGTCGCTGCCGAGCTCCGCAAGACCTCCCCCGTCGAACGCCACCGCCGCCGCGGCAAGTACACGAAGAAGAAGCGGGAGCGGAAGAAGGACACCGACCCGACCATCATCGAAGCGCTCGCCCGCAACGCTCACACCGTCATCGGGCCGGCCGGGTACGTGTTCATCTGGACGATGGCCACGACCGGCATGCGGCCGGCGGAACTCTTCGGGCTCACGCGGGAGTTCTGCTATCCGACGTGGCCCGGGTCGGACTTGCGGCTGGACCCGGAGGAGTCCGACCGGTACGCGGAGGACATAGAGCGGTACGGCAAGGGTGAAGGGCTGATGCCCGCGATCCGCGTCGAGCGGCAGTGCCAGTACGCGAACCGGGTTCTGCAGTTCTTTCCTCCCAAGTACGAGTCCTACCGGTCGCTGGTGATCCCGTCGTTCCTGGCGGACATGCTGGAGAAGCTCCTGAAGGAGCACAGCTTCGACACGGTGTTCTGCACGCCGACCGGCGGCAACCTGAGGTCGACGAACTTCAACTACCGGTACTGGCGGCAGATCGCCGACGGCACGAAGGCAGGGGAAGGTGCTCGGCCGACTGGCGACCGGTCGGCGTTGCCTGCCGTGCCGGCGTTCGCCGGGAAGCGGCTCTACCTTGTGCGGCACAGCGCGAAGGCGTGGCTTGACGAGGACGGGCACAGCCGGTTCGCGGTGGAGACGCGCATGGGGCACGAGGTGCCGGGAGTCGAGGGCGTCTACAGCAGCGTCACCGTTCCGATGGAGCAGGCCATCATGAAGTCGCTGCAGGACCGGTGGGAGTCGGTGCCGGGCCGGCTGGGAGACGCGATCTGGGGCTAACTCCCAATCGTCTCCCACCGCCTACCATCAGCATGACTCCTGTGCAGGTCAGAGCTATACAGGCAGGGGATCCATAAACATGAAAGGGATGTTCATACCACTAGGGTCCCATCCCGGCCAGGTTCCACACCACAGGGCGCGCGGCGTTCACCGATCCCCCACCCCGCCCCGGCCGGGGATCCGAGCAGATATCTAAAGTACGCACATGAGTGCACACGCTTACGTTTCGGAACTGTTCTCGCTGGAAGGCCGGGTGGCGGTGGTCACCGGTGGCAGTTCCGGCATCGGCCGGGCGATCACCGGCGCCCTGGCCCGGGCCGGCGCGCGTGTCGTCGTGGTGGCACGCCGGGAGGCCGAGCTGAGCGCGACCGCGGCCGAGCTGACCGCCGAGGGCTGCCGGGCCGCCTGGGTGAGCGCGGACCTGAGCACCGCCGAGGGGGTGCGCGCGGGGGCGGAGGGGGCCGCGGCGGCGTTCGGGGAGCCGGACATCCTGGTGAACTGTGCCGGGATCAATCTCCGCCCGCCGATGACCGGGCTCGGCGAGGACGTCTGGGACACCACGATGGCGGTGAACCTGAAGGCGCCGTTCCTGCTGGGGCAGCGCTTCGGGCCCGGCATGGCCGAGCGCGGGTACGGGCGGATCATCCATGTGACCTCGCAGCAGGCGCACCGGGCCTTCGTGAACAGCGGCGCGTACGGGGTGTCCAAGGGCGGCCTGGAGTCCCTGGCCCGGTCGCAGGCCGAGGCGTGGTCGGCGCACGGCGTCACCGTGAACACCCTGGTGCCCGGGTTCGTGCTGACTCCGCTGAACGAGCGCCTCGCCTCGGACCCGGAGAAGGTGGGGTCGCTCGCCGCGCGGACCCTGGTCGGCCGCAACGGCCTCGCGGAGGACTTCGCGGGGGCCGCGGTGTTCCTGGCGGGGCGCTCCTCGGCGTACGTCACCGGGCAGTCGGTGTTCGTGGACGGCGGGTTCTCGGTGCACTGA